CAATAACCCCGCGGTGGATATTGATGTGTTGGACGAGAATGTGTCAGCCCAGATGGTCGATTGGGTGTCCACGGAATATCCCGGGGGTCTGATACGGGTGGGCCGCGCGCCAAAGACGCTATTGGCGTATCGTACAGACTCCCCATTCAGAAAAGTAAGAAGCGCAACGTACGAATCTCCAGATGGTAATAACCACGCTGTTGAGATACTAAGTGACGGTCAGCAGTACGTCGCGTTTGCTGAACATCCTGATACCCTACAACCGTACGTTTGGAATGGTCAAAGCATCGTCGATGTCGAGTCTGATGATCTACCGGCGATAGACGCCGACGATGCTTTGGCCATCGTGCGCGAATTCGAACGGGTCGCTGATGCGATTCCGGAATGGACAAAAATTCGGGAGGGGACTGGTTCGACGTCGACCAGAGTGGGTAGCGCCGAAAGCGGTGAGGCCATGCTTGAGGGCGAACGCGCCACCAATTTTGCTACCCTTCGTCCCCCTCTCGATATCACAACGCAACAGATACGACGAGACCTAGCATCGATTCAGTCCCGTGCCGACAACTACGATTCGTGGTTACAGGTTGGTATGGCACTGTGGCACCAATTTGATGGTGATGAAGAAGGATTAGAACTGTGGGATGCGTGGTCGGCGTCTTCTGATGCGTACGACGGCGCAGATGCTCTACGTAGTAGATGGTCGGGTCTACGCCCTGACCCCAGTAGACGTCCTACCACGTTTGCCACTGTTCGACGCTGGGCGAATCAGGAACGGATGGATGACGACCCCGAAATGGAGTTCCTGCACAGGTATGTATACGTCGCGGATGGTGACTTTGTGCATGACCTTGCTGGCTCTCCACATGACAAACCTTTCGAAATGAAGGAGTTCCGGAACTTTACGTCAAATATCAGGACGACTATTGAAGTGCCGGCTCCGATTGTTGCCAATGAAGATCGCACAGTTGAAAAAGTGGTACCTGTCCACAGTCAGTGGATGGTCTCGACCGAAAGAAAGTCCGCCAATGCCTTCACTTACGTACCCGGAGCCTCCAGAACCCTTCGTTCTGCCGATGGTAGACACTACATTAATCGATTCCACACGCCGATTTTCCCCGACCCGTGCGCCGGTGACAGCCAGTGTGAGGAAGACCTTCTTGGACCCTTCTTTAGACATATCGAGTTCATTGTTCCAGTGGAGGTTGAACGAGAGTGGTTTATCTCGTGGATGTCGTACAACCTCCAATACCCCGGGAAACGTTGTAAGGTTACCCCGCTCCTCATTGCTACAGACCACGGTACCGGAAGAGGGTGGATTGTTGCTCTGATGAATTTATTGTTGGGCTCTTGGAACTGTAGTAAAACGAAGATGAGCACCCTGAACGGCGACTCATCAGCCGGCCAGTACCAAGACTTTATGAACGAAACACTGCTATGCGCAGTTGAGGAGGTCAAAGATGCGGATAAACCCTATGGTGTACTCGACTCGATTCGCTCGTATCTTACGGAAGACTCTCTTGAGATTAATCTTAAATATGGAGCTAAGGAAACTAAGCGCGTTTATACGAACTTTCTATGGAATTCGAACCATTCGGATGCACTTGTCCTTAAGGCCGAAGACAGGCGAATAAACGTATTTAAAACGGAAGACGGACCGAAAGGAGCCGATTACTATGAAAGGTTATACAACTGGCTGGAACCTTCTGGAGGAGAGTCTGATAATCTGCTGTACGGCGGTCAAGCTGGCGGGGCTATGTCTGATGCTCGTGGTAGTGTGCCTTCCATGGGAGGTGATCAAACTGATCAGGAACTGGATGAGGACTTCTACGACCGGAATGGACTAAATGTCGGTCCCGGGGTGGCCTGCCTGTGGCACTATCTAATGAGAAGAGATTTATCCGGCTTCCGAGATAATCGGCCTATCGATAATAAAAGTAGGCGTGATCTCATAGAATCCTGCCAGACTGATGTCGAATCTCTCTTCTTAGAGATGGTGAAATCTCCACCCGCACCGTTGATGACGATGTCAGAAATCCACCAATATCTGGAGTCTGAGAAGGAAAACTTTACCACTAGTGGTAATGATAATTTATCTATGTTTGGGGGTCTGTCTGACTCTGAAAAGAGACAAATTAAGAAGCTTTGTGGGCATCATTTGGGGCGTCAAGAACAGGTGAAAATCTCGTACAAAATTGTGAAAAACGTGGGACTCGATGGAGTCATGTGTGAGACCCGTGAGGCCCGAGAAAAACCGTGGAAGGTGCGAAGTTGGAGTTTTCGGAAGAATTGGAAGTACTCTGTTGAGGATATTCGGGAGATTTATGAGAGAAAGTGACTTTTTCTCTTTTTCAGGTCTCACACTTGAGATGTAGTGAGGCCTGACTTAACTTTTTGTTTATAATATTTTATGGGTTTTCTTCTAGGACTCACACTAACCTTAAAACCTATATGAATTTTGATTAACTTGAGATTACTATAAGTCTTGGGAACGTAGTGAGTCCTGAGTTCGTGAGTCCTGAGGGAAAATAACAACGTCAGAAATGGAGGAAATATGGAAGACTCTTTTGAAGATTTGAACGAAAGAAACCGTAATTATATTGCGGATGCAAATAACCGGAACCTAATGGAGAAACTCACAGATTTTGGTACGGGGGCGACCAGATGTTCCGATGCAGATGAGGAGAGATTTGATTTAATTTCTCCTTACTTTCTACAGAGGCTTTCAAAAATTATGGCACAGGGGGCAGAAACTCATGGGGAAGATAACTGGAGATTGGGGATTCCGATATCCGTTACTTTGAACCATTTGGAAAGACACCTGAACCAGTGGAAGCGGGATGTTCTTTCGGGTGAGATAGCAACAGAGGACCACTTAGCCAAAGTGGCCTTTGGCATCATGGCGATATGTCACTATCAAGCTGTGGGTCCATTAAAGTGGGGTAGCTTTACAGATAAGGATAGGTTGAAGGACTACCTTGGGTTTGGTAGTAAAGAGCCTCAAATCGAATCTGAGGCGGGCAGTTCTAGTAAATCGGCCACTTCTTGAGAAATCGTGAGCTTCTTTCCTAGTAAATACCGCTCACGGATTCGTTGTAAAAAGTTTTTTACATTGTTCTTCTTTGTCACTGGTATTTCGATCATCCTTCTTTCTTCTTCTCTTGGTATCTTCTCAATGCGAGGGGGGTAGTCCATTGTGATAATGCGGGTGAATTTCCTCCCGGTGTCAATGTGGACTACCACCCTAGTATTGAACTGGGATGTGTAGCGAACTAATTTCATACATTATCCTTTATGTTTTAAGGCTCTTAATTTGTTTTGGTATTTCAATAACAGGCCCGCTATTAAATTCCAGTCCCTAGATGGGCCGCATCTCAAATTAGCTCTATAATAATCAATTTGGGATTGGTAGAAGTCTTTTTTATTCATTACTCTACATCCTGTACAAAGCCGGAATAGTCTTTCTTCGCTTTCCCTTTTGCAGTAAGCGCGACTATTCGATTCTTGGGATCGAGGAAGCGTAGGTCGTGATCATCCCCGTCAATAACTTTTATTCCATTCCACGTTTTCTTGGTGTACTTTTCACGAAAGACTACAGCAACGTTGAAACCTTTGTTGATGTAATACTTAACACAGTTGGGGGTGTTGTTTTTCCCATAGCTGAATGTTAAGTGATAGTTTTTCAGTTTCTTTTCTGACAGGTAAAGTTTCGAATAATCATAAAACTGAATGGTGGGAAATTTCTTGATAGTTGCTAGCCAGTTTAGATCGGACGTTCCGTTTAACCTGATTGCTACCTTCATACCTTTTTTCTGTGCAAGCTTGTCAAGGTTTGAAATCTCTTTGTGTAGTAAAGCAAGGAATAGGTCACGTTCTTCAAAATACATTTTTGTGCGTTTGATTCGTGCTTCTTGGGTCTTAGTAAATGCGCCTCGGCCAGCAGTGTTCAAGCATGCCGCTTCGCATCCCGCCTTCTTTGCCATTGGGCAAACATGATACCAGCTCGACTTTGCCGGGGCGAGGTGGAGGATACCTGTCAAGTATCCTTTGGCTTCACCCTTCATGGTTTTGGGGTTTGATACGGTTAGTAATCTCATTGTAAATTCCTTTAGTAAAATGGCTAGTAAATCCGCTAGTAAACACGCTAGTAAACACGCTAGTAAACTAGCTAGTAAATTAGCATTTCACTACCAGATAGCATTGCCCTGTAAAACTCTATTGAAGTATAAAACATTCCTGAAACTGTGAATGTAACATTTAAAACTAAAGGAAAGCGGGAACCCCTATGCAAGCGGGTTCCCTGTATTGCGGTTAGTATGTTAGGAGATTTCTATATACTCTGATTCTGAAATCTCAACTTGACGGGAATCAACCAATCCAGAATCTTGAACAGGTTGAGAATTGAGGAATTTGAATTTGCTAGGATATTTAATCCCGACTGGAAGGTTGAACAATCCGGCATCATTTAAGGGCCAATATAATTGACTTTGCAATTTTGCTTTTACTTCGCTGGAATTTTGCTTTTCACCGAACAAGGTGCAAGCATTAAACAAACGATAAGCGGTTTGCTCTTCGTTGCGAAACCACGGATTTGACAAATCATTATAGTAATTTGTAATTTCCTTAACATTAGAACCGGATAAGATATTATTCATTATCCCACTATGCATAAATTTTGCAACTTGTTCAGGGCTAACGGGGGTTTGTTGCATCTGAATTATATCGTTATTCAAACCGTTATAAACCTGACTAGCACTATTCAAACCACGAATAAGCATATCTCGAATATCGAGGTTTTTGGTATGTTTGTGGGATACTTTGAAAAATTCAAAAGTCCCCGACATACCGTTTAAACATTGCAATTCCCAACCAAAAAGCGAAACATTGAACGCCCGCCTTTGAGCAACACTACCGGAAATGGATAAGGCATATTGCCCGTTACCTCTTGCCAGTGTTTGTAATTCCCTTTTTCCTTCAACCTCTTTATAGATATTAACAGGGATTTCAAACTTATATTCTGTGTTACCTTTTCCCCAATGGGAAACACGACCAAAGGAACTAATTTCTGTTTCCCGGTCGTGCTTATCATCCCCGCCTAGTCTTTCAATATCAGTTGGCTGAATGATAATCTTGTTAGCATTTCCAAAGGGCGAATCAAGAAAAGCAAGACCGCCTTGGTCGTTTTCCTTAAAGACGTTTTGTAACATTTCATTTACTTCCAAAGGTGTAACAATCTGGTGACGTTTACCCGGTTCAATGGTATCCGTTGAAACATTTAGATTTTCAAGGTCTTCAATATTTCTACTTGTACGGGTTCCAGTGGTACGGGTTCTAGTGGTCGTTTCCATTTTGTTTTATCCTTCAATAGAATTTTACAGGGTTCGTTCTAATCTACTCAATAGAAGGAAGGAAAAGATTATAGAAATTCTAAACAGTTTGTTTTTGCGTTTCGATATTTCAATCCGGTACAGCCGTATGATTGCCCGATACTGTCTAAGGGTTCAAAACTCGAATCGTCGTCGCTATATCCTTCAAAATATAGTTCGTTATCATCATCATAAAGTCTGAAAAAATAAGGGAATTTGGATCTTTGTTCGGGGGTTATTTTTACGGGGGTTTGTTCGTCTATTATGTTATGAGTTATTATAAACATGTTACCCCTTTGGGAAATTCCTTCCTTCTATAGAGTAGATTAAAACGTTTGGTAATATAGGCCTTTCATGGCAGTCTTATAAACCGCTAACACCCATTCCAATAGCATCTAAAACGATTAGCCGTACAAACCTGTAACATCTCTAATCCAGAATCCCGCTATTGATAACACTTTCAGGCGGTTATAACCTTCTAATCGGCTCTTATGTTACAGCAAGGTCAAAGTCACCTATCAGGTACAAGGGCTGTAACTCCGGTCTAACTTCCACGCCCTAACTCGCTTGCTTGCCTTCTATCCTTATATAATGCAAACCACGTGCCAAACTCATAAACCCTTATAAAACAAGGGTTATCGTTTTAAGCACCTGTGGAAACGCTATAAAATGTAGCACTATTTCGTGCCTGTTTAGACACAGTGAAATAAATCCTTTGTTATCAACGACTTAACGTGCCTCAAAATGAAGCACCAGAAATGGTAAATGCTACAAAATGAAGCAAATTCAAAATATTGACAGGGGTGTATGAATTTTCATAACAAAGCGTCACAATATTGACGATATTTATCTAAAATCATATACTTCAAAACATCCGATAAAATAAGATAAGAATATGATGGACTTTTTGACGGTGTATAGATTTAGATAAATGATAATTACAAAATCATACACCTGTCTCAATATGAGACGACTTGTCTCAAAATGAGACGCTCTTAAATGCCGTTGTTTAAACAAAGAATATTTTCTAAGGGTAACATAAGGGGGCGATTTGAACCGAGCGAAATAAAGACACAGACGCTTAGAATCGACAAACTCACCTTATCACCTTATCACTATCACTATCGCTTTGGCATGATTCGTGATAAAGCAATAATCGTGCCAAACCTATGACAGCTTATTGGTATGATACTTGCAAGGTGCAATACCTATGCCAGCTTATTGGTATGATAATTGCAGGGATGCAAGGGTCGTGCCTTCATGGTGATATAGTTATGAAGTGAATTATCGTTTTTCCGATATAGCGACCCGGCCCCCCAAGCCCACCGCCCCATGCCAAATTTATATCTTTTGTATACGAAAATTTTGGAAATTCAAAAGGCACCCCCCTAAATAACTATTGACCCACCCCCCTAAATTATGTTATCATCCAATAACAATAATTTTTTGGGGCAACACAAATGGAATTGATAAAAGACGGTGGGAGGATGTGTACAATGTCTCCCGAGGAGAGGTTCGATATAAAATATTCCGAGAATTCTAATGGTTGCTGGGAGTGGCTCGGAAACATGAAAAACCATAGGACGGCCACTTTCATGGTTCGGGGAGAAAAATACCCCGCGTCTAAATTTTCTTATGAGAGATTTGTCGGCCCAGTCCCAAAAGGTATGTTTATACAAAAAACATGCAATAACTCCCGGTGTGTTAACCCCAAACATTTGATTTTATCCCAATCTGCCACTGGGGGTAAAACACTGACCCACAAAATCCCGGAGTTTTGCCGAAGGGGTCATAAATATGAACCGGTTTACCGACCGCCGGGGTCGGGAAAAAACAGAGCGTGTAGAGAATGCCGAGCGGAAGATAAAAGAAACACAAAACAGCGCGCTCGGGTAAAGTATCTTTCTGAAACCCTGTCGAAATATAACAGTGTTAACAAAATAACATCAGACAAATTATTAGAACATTCCGTTCAACTGGATGTGGGGCATTGTGTGTATTTTCTTTTCGACGACAGCGAAATTGTTTATATAGGCAGATCAGGGAATGGCCCCTTTAGGCGATTGGCAGACCATCTTATGAAGAAAAAAATGATCTTTGACAAGATGGCCTTCATATTATGCACTGAGAAGGAATCGTCTACAATCGAAGCGGCTTATATAAACGCCCACAACCCCAAGTATAACATAGCCAAGATAAATTTAGATTTTTTGCAAAAAAGTGCTTGACACCCTATAGGGGGTAGTGTAGGATGGGTCTAGAAAATTTGCTCGTATCGTCTAACGACCAAGACACCTGTTTTGTAATCAGGTAATCAGGGTTTGATTCCTTGTATGAGCTCCAATTCGGAAGATTGACTGAGTCTGGCTTAAGGTTCCCGTTTTGAAAACGGATGGTGGTCAAACACCCGTGGGTTCGAATCCTACATCTTCCTCCAATTCGGTAGGTTGGCAGAGTGGTAATGCACCCGGTTGCTAACCGGCACGCCGTCAAAGGCGCAGAGGTTCGATCCCTCTACCTACCTCCATAAGAGAACCGTGGAACGGGACTGATAACCACATGAAAAACTAATCCCACATATTCGATGCTCTGGCTGATTGGTCAGGCACCAGCTTGCAAAGCTGGCACAACTCGGTTCGATTCCGAGGGGCATCTCCAATACGTAGTCTACGGGAATGGTTCCCAAGCCGGCTGTAACCCGGCGGCTTCCGAAAGGGGCACAGGTGGTTCGACTCCATCCGGCTACACCAATTAGTTGTTGACAAGTGTTGACAACAAGAGTAGTATTAGTTTTAGAAATTATGGGGCATGGGACTGCATGCGGTGGTCACTTGTTTTGCAATCAAGATATCAGCGGGGTTGGATTCCCTGATGCTCCACCAACGACTTTGACGGTAGTTTGATCGAAAACAATTTACGGAGCTTCTAGACAGACCGTAAAGAGACGCGCTAGCTTCGAATAGCGCCCCGATAAGGTAAAAAATTATAGTCCTTTAGTTCAAAAGGAGAACGCCTGTTTTACAAGCAGGATACGAGGGAGCATTACCTTCAAGGACTACCATATCAAGGCCTCGCCGCGAACGGCTGAAAACCCTGACGAGGGGATAATCATGGTTCAATTCCATGAGAGGTTACAATACAGAGTGAAAGCAATTGTGGTCAATGCACCTGCTTGAAACACAGGCCAATTCGGTTCGAAACCGGGTCACTCTACCAAAAAGCTGTGTGATGGGGTAGGTCCATCTTGGCGGTTACGGCTACGGCATAACCGGACGGACAAATTAAAGCGGCTGGTGTCTGGTGCTCACAGAGGTCTTCCAAACCACTAGTCAGGGTTCGATTCCCTGTTGCCGCTCCAAGGAATAGGTCGAAAATGAGGGTTTCGAAACCCCTCTCCCGAGCAACAGTCTCGGGGTCGTCTAAAGGCAGGACGTCGGCCGCGATTATGGTGTTTGTTCCTGAGTGGACTCTTCGGCTGTGACCCGAGGAGATTGGGGGCAGTACCCAACATTCACCCCAATTAGGTTGAGAAGCCGCTACCGGCGTCGTTGGCCCGAGTCGTTGCGTAGGCATCCGGAATCGGGTCATATTTTCAAGGCGAAGGCATGCAGTATATTTTTTGGACATGCAAAAGGTGCGGTAAGAATGTTGGCCCTTGGGTCAAGTTTGTAGAATTTGTTTTTAATACACATCAGCATACGTGTATAAAGTTTCAACTATAGTATTGTCGTCTAACTGGTAAGACGCCGGTCTGTTAAACCGGAAAATGTAGGTTCGAATCCTACTGATACTGCCAATTCAGAGCGGGTCAATGGTGTAGTGGTAACATAGATGCCTCCAAACCATTTGACTGGGGTTCGATTCCTCGTTGGCCCGCCAGATATACTTGGGTAAGGGTCTACAAGTCGTGCGGTGATCACGTTAAAACGCCCGAGGGTGGTGCGGCGAACCTCGCAAAAAACCGCTCCCCAAATTATTGCGGTGAGAATTGGTAATTCAACCACGGCTCATATCCGTGGCTCCGCGGGTTCAATTCCCGTCGCCGCTACCAACATAGGGTGTAGTATTAATTAAATACGTTCGGGAAATCGAGTACCGGAAGATGTGGGCCAAACCCCTCCACCCCAGAAATACGGCTTTATAGCTTAATGTAAAGCACCATCCTGTCAAGATGGGAGACACGGTATCGATCACCGTTAAGGCCGCCATACGCAATGCATTAGAGAGTTGGGCTGGCTCTAGTGGGCGAAACTGGTCCACCAAATTAACGCGGTGTCTTCTAATGGCAAGAAACCCGGCCGATAACCGGGCAACGAAGGATCGATACCTTCCACTGCTACCAAATAGTGATGTTGGTTCGTTCAAAATGGACTAAGGATACTGGGCTTTGAACCCGGTGATGTGGGTTCGAGTCCCACACCGACTTCCAAAATAAATGCTCCTCTAGCCCAATTGGCAGAGGCACCCGGCTTAGACCCGGTCCAGTGAGGGTTCGAATCCTTCGGGGAGTACCAATACGCTCGTGTAGCCCAATTGGAAGAGGCGACTGGCTCAAACCCAGTTGGTTGAAGGTTCGAATCCTTCCATGAGTACCAAGCTCTTCTAGCCCAACTGGTAGAGGCAGGCGCCTTAAAAGCGCCAAAGTGTAGGTTCGAATCCTACGAGGAGTACCAAATTACGTCACTGTCTTCTAAACAAGGACTAGGAATCTGGGTTTTCACCCCGGACAATGCGGGTTCGAGCCCCGTCAATGACCCCAATTAACGCCCTGTTAGTTCAACTGAACAGAGCACTTGGCTACGAACCATGAAATGCGGGTTTGAATCCTGCACAGGGCTCCAAATTATGACAACTTCAACTCAAAAGACTAAACACGGCGACAAATTATGCCTCCGTGGTGAAATTGCGTATCACATCGGTCTTTTAAACCGTAAGTTGCAGGTTCGAGTCCTGTCGGGGGCACCAATAGCTTAAGGAGACGACCTCCTGTAGCTCAATGGCAGTAGCACCGGCCTTATAAGCCGGCGACCTTGGATCGTAACCAAGCAGGAGTACCAAATTACGCCCTGTTAGTTCAACTGAACAGAGCACCGGGTTTCTACCCCGGGGATACGGGTTTGAATCCTGTACAGGGCCCCATAATAACTGTGAGTAAGTCAGTCTGGCCAGACGACCCGCTTTGGAAGCGGGGGGACGCAGGTTCGAATCCTGCCTCGCAGACCAATTCGTCATGAAGACAATTCCAATAAACCATGTCCTTAACCAAATGCAGTCTAAACGCTTTCACACCAAAGTGAAAGCTGATAAAACGAAGTACGACCGAAAGAGGGAGAAAAGGCATGAAGAACGCGATGGAAGTTATTCGCAAGGCAAAGATTATAGATCATCCCACTAAAACGGATGCGTACGAATTCAAAATCTGCGTAATGGGCTTTGGTCCGTCTAACGCGGAAGCCCCACTGGATGATCCAAGCTGGAAAAAGTTTGGGCTCCCGTGGGATGACAAATGGGAGAAGTTCGATAATCTCTACGAAATGCATGAACAGAATGTCATGCAACTTTCGAACGCACTGGTGCTCACCGAAGAGTGGACCGGCGAACGAATTGAAACACAAGCCCACCGACCACAGAATTACCTCAAGATTTTAGATCAGATCACAAAAGACCCAGATAAAACCCTATATATGCAGGAAGCGTACTTCCCCGGGGTATTGGCGTACCCGTTCGAGAAAGTCATAGCGAACACCAGAGATTATTTTATTTCCTCAATAACTTACATGCTCTCTCACGCTATTTCTATGAACCCAACACATCTCGCGTTGTACGGCATTGACCTGATGCCAGACGAGGAATGGGACTACCAACGCGCTTGCGTTGAGTATTTACTGGGGGTTGCAGAGGGTAGGGGCATCAAAGTGACTATCCCAGACGGTTCAGCGCTGTTAAAGTTTCAACCGCAACTGGTCCGGTTTGGCGCTATTTTTATTGAATACCATGAAAGATATGGTATACTGGGACCGAAACCTCAAAAATTTCAAAGGTGGCTATGACGGAAGAGACTGTATTTGGGGAAATCCCCATTCAAGGTCCAGTGGCCCCTACGGTAAAACGTAAGGCTGGAAGACCAAGAGGATCAAAAGGTAAAAAACCAAAGTTTGAACCAACCGAGGAACAAAGACATCTGGTTAATATGATGTCTACTTCCGGGGTTAAACAGGTCGACCAAGCCAAGGCTCTTGGGATTCACGAACATACCCTCCGGAAGTTTTTCAGACAAGAACTGGACCACGGCAAAGTGGTGTGCACCAGCCATGTGGTAGGCGCTTTGTACAATAACGCCGTCGTTAAAGGGAATGTGACGGCTCAAATTTTCTGGTTGAAGTCACAGGCGGGCTGGCGGGAAGCTGACCGACTGGAGCTCACGGGCGCTAATGGTAAGAGCCTTGAGAACTTGACTGATACTGACAAGGAACAACGCATCATGAATGCCATGATGAAGGCTAAAGGGATACTCCCAAGAAATATTGAACCAATAGAGGTTGCGAATGTGGATTCTGGTATTCATCCAATTAACCCTAGCACCGTACCCGCAGGTTGAGCAGTTGATTTTTTCTCCCCAACCATATTACAGTGAAGAATCATGTATTATGGAAGTGAGAAAAATAGTTCAGACAGAACGGGCGGAAGGCCGCGAAATACCTAAGACAATGTTCATGACTTGCGAACCTTTCCCGAAACGAGGAGTTTAGATGGCGAATTTAACACACGGGATGAGGCGGTAGCATAATATATGGTTGAATTGGAAAATTTGCTGGAGCAGTATAACTCACTGCCCCCAGCGGAAAAGGCAGAAATTGATCACATGCTTCTGGATGATGCCAATGAAGTACCTTGGCGTCCCCTGATAAACGTAAAAAATCCAGAACAGATCACCCCTCAAAAACAGGCGTATGATTCCCTCGCCGACATATTACTTTTCGGGGGTGCGGCTGGAGGGGGGAAATCAAGTCTGATGATTGGGCTGGCTTTAACGGCCCACAAACGTTCTGTAATTTACAGGCGTGAAGTCAAACAACTGGGACCATTCGAAGATGAAATCATCAGAATCAGAAAAACCAGAGTCGGGTTCAACGGCCAATTACATCGCTTTGATTTGGGTAAAGACCGGGGAATTCGCTTGGGTGGGATGCAATACGCGGGAGATGAGATCGCTTACATGGGAGACCCCCGTGATCTTATTTGTTTCGATGAATTAACACAATTTTTGGAGTCACAATTTCGTTTTGTTACAACATGGAATAGAACAACCGATCCGAACCAACGCTGTCGAATTGTCTGTGCTACCAACCCTCCGACTACCGCAGAGGGGCAGTGGGTTATCGACTATTGGGCTCCGTGGCTTGATCGAGAGCATCCAAACCCAGCTAGGCCGGGTGAGTTACGTTGGTTCATCAGTGACGAAGACGGTAAAGACAAAGAAGTAGAAGGTGGGGAACCAATTTGGATGGGGAATGACTGGGTTCAGCCCCGGTCAAGAACATTTATCCCGTCCTGTATTGACGATAATCCGTTCTTGATCAATTCTGGATACAAAGCGGCTCTTCAAGCGCTTCCAGAGCCTCTAAGATCGCAGATGCTGATGGGGGACTTCTCCGCCGGAGTCAGAGACGACCCGTGGCAGGTTATTCCTACCGCATGGATCGAGGCCGCTCAAGAACGTTGGACAGAAAGCCCGCCAAAAGGGGCGAAAATGGACACTCTCGGTACCGATCCGGCGCGAGGCGGAGAAGACGACTTCGTAATGACGCCGAGATATGGCAATTGGGTTGGTGAACAAATAGTTTTACCGGGCTGTTCGACACCAGACGGCCCTTCCGGAGCCGCGATATGTACAACGTACGTCAGAGATGGCGCACAAATCATGCTGGACATCATCGGTGGCGCCGGTGCATCAATATTTGACCACTTAAGAGGGAATGGGATAAATGTCCATGCCATAGACGGTAGAAAGAAGTCATTCGAACGCGACGAATCGGGCTCATTAGAGTTTTTCAACGAAAGAAGTATGATGTGGTGGCGGGCGCGAGAGGCGTTGAACCCTGCGAACCCCGTCAAGCTGGCAATACCACCAAGCCGTGCCATGAAAACGGATTTAACGGCCCCCAAGTGGCAATTAACGACCCGGGGCATCCAAGTTGAAGGTAAATCGACCGAATGTAAGGACGGGTTCGGCGATTTGAAGAAAAGACTCGGCAGATCGCCGGACAAAGGTGATTCCTTCGTCTATTGTCTCCCTAAAGCGAAAAAACGGCTTGGGTTTGGCGCGCAGATGCCAACAAGGACAAATTCGAAGTATAGACCCCAAAGGGGTATGATGAGATGACGGTCCGGAGAGTATTTTACGGCCACAACCAGATAAAGAAGAAAAAACCGGTTGAAGAAGAAGAAGCCCCCGTGGTTACTGCGCCGGAACCGGTGGAAGAGGAGGTTGATGACGGCAGTCTAAAGCTTACCCCGGAAGAAATCAAGAACGGTTGGACTCCGGAGTCGCTACAGGCGTATATTGACGGCCGCAACGTGGCCCAGTCGAATAACATCCTGAATAAGCCCAAAGTGCGCCCAAGAATGCAGAAAAGTAAGTATAACCCTCATAAATGGAGAAGATAATGTCCAAAAAGACCAAAAAAGGCGACGATGGCAAACGAGATGGAGTTAAAAAGCCAAATACACAATCTCAAGGCGGAATTGTCAAAAGACCTCAATTAGGTTCAAAATGAAGTGCGTTGTAACATTTAGGCCTTCGCACGGGCCGGTTCGGCACCCACTGGACTGGATGCTGAAAGAAGGCTTCAAACACTGTGCCATAGCGGTCAGAACCGCGCAGGGCTGGATTGAAATCGATTATGCTATTGGGGTGCCGATTGTCAAAGTTATCGCCGGCAGAGATTTCGATATTGAGCAATGGTACAAAAATCAAGGATTCATTACATTCACAACGAAACAGGCTATAAATAAACACTTCCGTTTTAACCTGTTTCGTGGTAACATGTTTGTATCTAACTGTGTTGGGCTGGTAAAAGCTATCTTAGGCGTGAGCTATTTTTCCATTACCCCTTATCAACTTTACAAGAGACTAAAAAAATGTCATTGATCCCCGGTTTTGGTTCCAGTCCCCCAGCGCCTCCGCCACCTCCTCCGCCACCTCCGCCACCGCCACAGCGGGCGGACCCTGCTATTGCGGCCGCGAAGAAGAAATTAGTAGACAGTGAAAAAAACCGTAGAGGTCGTGCGGGTTCTCAATTAACAGGAACGAATGTTAGCGGTGGCAGTGTATTAAGGGCAACGGCCGGGACTGACGAAAACACACTAGGATAACAATATGAGCTTAATTCCCGGTTTTGGGTCACCACCTCCGCCACCTCCGCCACCACCTCCGCCACCTCCACCACCTCCGCCACCCGCTCCAGTTGCCCCAACAGGCAAAGTAGTGGACAAGGCAGATGCGAAGAAATCTATACTGGCTCGAAGGGCCGGTAGAGCAGGAGCACTCGTTCAAAACACCTCCGGCGGGCTTGGCGGTGTATCAAGTCAATCTGCCAGCGATGGTGGTAAATTAGGATAATCATGGAACTAGACACAGACCAAGCAATTGTTCAGCACCACATTAAACAACAAGCCGCGGCATCCAACCGTCGTTCACAGTTTGACCAGCACTGGGAAGACTTGGGCAGAGTAATGCTCTCTACCCGTCAAGGGTTTACATCAACAATTATTGATGGGGACTACAGACTGGAAGATGTGTATGATGGGACACCTATGCAGAATGCTAGAAGTTTAGCTAATACTGTGGGGGCAATGATCCGACCAGAAGGTGAAGACCTCGTCAGATTGAAAGCCGAGGATGATAGCATAAATGACCAAGGTGACGCGAACGACTGGTTAGGCCGTGCCAGCATGATTCTAAATCAATCGATGCGTGAACCGAGAGCCAGATTCAGACAGGCCACCGGTGAAGTCGACCTTGATCTTGTGGTAATGGGAACTGGGATTTTATTTGCCGGCTTGGCACAGTCACAGGACCATTTGATATACCAAAGTGTGCATCTGAAAGACGGCTTCCCAATGTTTAACGACGAAGGTAACCCGCACGGATTGTACAGAACCAAGAAGGTTTTTATCTGGCAGGCAGAACTGATGTTTGGCAGAGAAAATCTTTCAACCGAAGTTCAAGAGAAAATACAGGCGAACCAACATGGTGACATTAAGATCGATCTCTTATATTGGGTGGGGAAGAGAAAAGGCGCACAAGAAGATGATCCAATCTTTGCTACCAACTTACCATACGAAGAAATTTGGATGGAAGTTCAAACGAAGCACATCATCGCAGAAGGCGGCTTCCACGAATTCCCTTTCATTATCCCACGGTGGGACACTACAGCAGGAGAGGAGTACGGTCGATCTCCGGGTATGATCGCTCTACCTGATGCTAACACACTTCAAGCAATGGGCGAAACCATCTTGGTTGCTGGTCAGCGATTAGCTGATCCTCCAATCATGGCTCCACATGATGGTATGTTCCAAGAAGTTATGACGTTCCCCGGGGGTATCACTTATTACGATCCGGCTTCGGCCGCCGCTGTTGGTGGTAACCCATTCTTCCCAATGGTGTCTGGAAACAACTTACCCGTTACTCGGGATATGCAAACAGATATAAGGAATCAAGTCTCTGCGGCTTTCTTTAGAAATATACTGAACTTGCCTCAAGATGGTCCCCAAATGACTGCGACAGAAATCATCCAACGAAAGGATGAGTTTATTCGCGAGGTTGGTCCGGTATTTGGTAGATTCCAAACAGACTATAACGAACCACTGGTTAACCGTTCGTTCCGTATTCTGTTCCGTGAAAACGCCTTCGGTGAACCACCGGAGTCATTGGCTGGACAAAATATCAAGTTCGTATTTGACCTACCGGTTAACAAGATCAAGAAACAAGTTCAAGCGGCCGCGGCAACGCAGTTTGCTTTGGAAATGCTTCAACTGTCTCAAGCCTATCCACAGGCGAAACACATTGTTAACGTGGACGCGCTGGCCCGTCACAACGCTGATGCCGCCGCACTGCCACATGACATTGTGAATTCGAAAGAGGAAGTGGCTCAGAAGGTCCAAGCTGAACAACAAGCTCTGGCCGAACAACAAAAAATGGCTATGATGGAGCAGGGCGCCAACACAGCAAGCAAGGGCGCTAAAGCCATGAAGGACGCGGGGCTTGTACAAGACCCGAATAAACCTGTAGAAGGAGAAGCTTAATGGTAGCACCTATCATAGCTGGGGCCCTTAGATTGGGGGCTAGATTATTGTCTGGAAAAGTGGGGAAAGACCGCGCCAAAGCCTTAGCTAAGAAGCGTGTTGAGAACCGAAGAAAGAAAAGCGACAAGCGAGTGGCTAAGAAGAAAAAAGAGTCGAATAAAAAGCGCGACGAGGTAAGGGCAGAAATGAAAAAGAGGCAGGAAAAGAAACAAAAAGAAAAAGCAAAATCTTTACGTTCTAGAGAAGAGGTCGCGTTAGATTTTGCTGTTAAAGCCGGGGCTACCGGAGCCGCCTTAATAGGAGGAGCCGCCGCTATCGACAGAAGTAAGAACAAGAAGAAGGAAAAATAAATGGGGACCAAAGAAACGGCGAAAGAAAGAGCTAAAAGAATAAAGAAAGAAAAAGAAGCTCTTGAACAACTCCGCTTGAAAAAGTGGTTTGACGACGACAGGCCTAAGCCTAAAATGAAGCTTAAAAAAACTGAAGTTACACACCATGGGAGACAAGGCGCTCAAGTGGCCTCAAGGAGATAATGGTAGTCAAGGCGAAAAAGAAAGTAGTTAGAAAGAAGAAACCCGTGATCGATGATCTGGACATGTTGGCCCGGGTTTCCCAATACGAAAATGACTTGGACAGGCACAATGACTTTAAGACCGTGTTTGAAACCGAGCAAGGCAAGAAGGTATTACGTGAAATTTTAGGTATGGGGTACATCCTCAATGACAACATTAAAATCAATAAGTACGGCGTGGACACGAGTGCTACGCTTATTTCAACAGGGGAGCGCAAGCTTGCTTTGGCTATCCACAGGATTACCACGGTAGAGCCTTTGACTTCCCCACCACGAAAACAAATAACGAGGCGATAAATTATGACAGAGGCGACTGAAACAGCAGATGCACCGGCACCCACAGCGACAGAAGACGTCCTAGAAACCCCAACAGCAGAAGATGGTGTTGGAGAGGAGACATCCCAAGATGCCACTCTCACATGGCGGGACGGGATTCAAGACGACGGTTTGAAGAAACACGCGGAGAGGTTTACATCGTTGGATGCCCTCGTACAGGGTAACGCGGATTTAAGGAAACAAGTTTCTAAATCGATTTCAAAACCGGGTGATGATGCTACAACAGAACAAATTGACGCTTTCAGAGAAGCTGTGGGGGTTCCTAAAGAATCTTCTGAGTATGAGTTTTTCTTCGAAGAAGGTAAAGAACTCAGCGACCGAGAACAAAAGTCTCAAGACCACTGGGCTGAATTGTTTCATAAGAACAACGTGCCTAAAGACACGGCTGATGAACTCGTCAAAGAATTCCGAACAGAGTTAGAAGCTGTCATGACCGAGCGCGTCAAGGAGGACGGCAAGGTTGTTGAGCAATCGAAAGAAGAATTAAAAGAGGCTTGGGGGGATGACTATGATAAGAATATCATCTTCGCCGCCAAGGCCAGTGAGAAGCTCTTCGGGGAGGATTACGAAGAAGCTCGATATATAGAGGACAAGCACGGCAATTTTGTTCTCGACAACCCCATTATGAACAAGCTTATGGCCAAATTGGGCCGGCAAATGGGTGAAGGCGCTCTTATGGGTGTGGTAACCGGCGAAGAACGTGATACGATCATGGGCAAAGCTGACACATACCGTGAGAAAGCACAAGAAGCATACAACAAAGGCGACACCAAAACCGCTAACAAGTTCTCTGAACTGGAACGACAGGCTTTAGAAGCACTTGATAGCGGCGCCATAGTTGGAACTCACGGGAGACAGGCTTGAGCCACGAGAAAAGCGCTACATTTGGGTTTGAAGAAGGCCACGTTGTTGTCAACACGGCTGGGTTCCGATCAGACAAAGCGGCTATAAACGCCACTATGTCCAAGAAAAACCGGAAACGCGTTAAACCCAAGTTTCACAAAACGGAGAAGGAAGCTACCAAAGCTTCTAAGAAGCGTTCGCGGAAAACTACGGCTAAAAAGCTCCGCAATTCTCAAGGACGGTTTGGAGCTAGGCTTTTACCGCTACCTCACGACCATGATAAACATAAATAATAGTTGACATTTAGGGCATAATCTTGTATTATGCCCTAATAAAGCAGTACCCTACATTACCGACGCCCCGTTTAACCAAATGATGGCCTCCTCACGGACTTCCCTGAATTGCGGTTAGCATAACGGCTTCCCGAAGTAACGTAATAGTTTACATCTTATTACTCTCACTTGGAGGCTTAAATGTCTACCACAATTAACAATGCGTTTATTACGCAGTATGAACGCGATGTTCATGACGTCTTCCAACGTAATGGTTCGGTTCTAAAACCAACTGTTCGTTTTAAGTCTGACGTTGTTGGTTCTGTGGCCACGTTCCAAAAAATCGGAAAAGGTCTAGCCACAACTAAAGCGCGTCACGGGACTATCACTCCCATGAACCAAACACATACAGCGGTTTCTACTACGCTGGCTGATTTCTATGCCGGTGACTGGGTAGATAAACTGGACGAAGCTAAAATCAACATCGACGAGCGTAAAGCTATCGCGCGCGGTGGTGCTAAAGCTCTCGGACGGAAAGTTGACGACCAGCTTCTAACGACACTGGACACAACTTCTCAATCAACTGTTACTCTGACAGTTACAACTTCTGCACAAGTTCGTAATGGACTGCTGGACATGATCGAAGCAATGATCGTGAACGACGCCTACGAACCCGGAAACATGTATGGTGTTATGTCTCCCCACCTATGGGCGGCCGCATCTACAATCAAAGAGTTCGCTAGCGCGGATTACGTTTCTGGAAACGGTCTACCTTTCATGGAAGGTGCTCCGGTCGGAATGTTCAAGCGTTGGGGTCAAGTTCTATGGACAGTACACTCAGGTGTGCCAAACGTAGGAACGGCAACTTCGAAAGTGTTCTTGTGGAATAAAGACGCGGTTGGATACGCGGCTGGTAAAACACCTGCGAACCTTGCTGGTGCCGGAAAAGAGACATCTGTCGGTGCTGATATTACATGGCATGGTGACAGAGCGGCTCACTTTATTAACCACGCCATGTCAGGTAACTCTGTCATGATCGATGACGCCGGTGTTATTGAGGGTAACCTTAATGATGGGGCCACTCTTCCAACAGCGTAACGTAGGAGGAATTGAATTATGGCTTATACAGCGGCGGATTTATACTACCAAGGGGATACATATCCCGGTAGAGCAAGTTACACTTATACATCAGACACGGATACCCAAGCCACAGTTCTTGCGGCTGGGTATTTTAACAACTCTGACAACGATCTAAACTTGACTGTCGATGACCAAATTCAGGTTATTGGCGATCAAGGTAATTACATGATGAGCGTTGTTAGTATTTCATCCGGCTCTGTCACTACCAAGCTTGTAACCGGTGATGATGGGTCCATCGGATGTGGTGCTACTCTCACAGTAAGTAAAGCCATCCACGATGGCCGTACTATTTACTTGGACACAGCGGCGGGATCGGTTCTTACGCTTCCTGCGGCTACCGGTAGTGGTATGAAACTTAAAGTGGTTGTGAGTGTTGGTGTAACAAGTAACACCCACAATATCAAGGTTACTGGCGACGACACGTTTGCTGGTCACATTCTCCAAACTGACGTCGATACCTCTGATGCGCTTGTCTCTTACCCGGCAATTGCGGCGGATACTTTCGACGACATTTCCATGAACGGAACCACTACTGGTGGTCTAATCGGGGACTGGTTTGAATTGGAAGATGTTATCACTGATACTTGGGTTGTTAAAGGTCTTACCAACGCAAACGGCACTGTAGCAACGCCGTGGGTAACTACCTAAGTTTTATTTTTATCGGGGAGGTTCGCCTCCCCGGTTTTTAACCTTAACAAAGGAACAACAATGGCTTTTGACACTAGTGAACTAGCTTCGTTGGGACACGTTAACGGTTACAATTATTACAGATACGATACCCTCGACGCTCACACCGATGTCGATGGAGCCGGGTACTTCAACAACATTGACGACGACCAGAACTTTGCGGTCGGAGAAATTATATATGTTGTTGTTTGGTCTACGGCGGTTCGTACGGGGACTATCTCTACATACGGTACACACATCGTTAACGCGGTGAATACGTCTACCGGAGTCGTAGATACTTCTAACGTAACAACTGGAACTGTTACTGACTCAGATTAACGGGAAGGGCCTTCGGGCCCTTTTTTAATTTCTACATAGGAGACTTTATGTCAATCAAGGCGAAAACGCACAACCTCAACAAGCCGGAAGACGGCAACTACGGAAAACAGTTCAACTACATTTGTAAAGACCACGACGTTCAGACATGCTTCCAACCGAATTTCTTTGACACACTGGCTGGGAACTTCATGGCCGGCGATACCATTCGCTGTTTAAAGATTGTGAAAGAAAGAGTCACACATATGTGTGAAGGTGTTGTCCTTTCAGTTAACATCGATGGGAACAAACGTGAAGTTGATTTTCGCCCGATTGTAGCGAAGATCATGACTTTTCCGGAAGTCAACTATTTGCACGACAACGATCAAAAGCTGGAAGAAAAAGAGTCACACGAAGAATACATCAAGAAGGACGGTGTGGCGAAGTACAATAAGAAAACACGGCAGTACGAAGTATTTGTAGATGATATTATTGTTTACGCAAGTCAAAATAAAAAATTCGCGGAAGAAGTAGCCCGCGGGGACAAAGCGATCCCGGAAAGACCTAAAAAGTAGATGCCAAGTGAAACTGATATCGCCAACGTGGCCCTTCGCCTCGTTGGTGGTACTCGTATAACGTCGCTGACACAGGGAACACCCAACGCGAACGCTGTACAAGACATTTATACGGAAGTCAGAGACCAGATGCTGGAGTTCCCATGGAACTTCGCAACCAAGCGTGTGAAATTAGCCCAGTCGGCTACTGATCCTACGTTCGGTTACGACAACGCATTTGCCTTGCCATCTGACTGGATGTTCACAATCTCCGCGCACGATAACGATGAAGGCGTGGGGACAATTGACTACAGAGAAGAACAGGTTGGCGGACAGAAAGTTATCGTCACCAATTATTCTGATGTGTATCTCATCTACACGTACAAAGAAACAGACCCAAACATTATGACGCCAGCGTTCAGAATCGCACTGGCGTCCGCTCTCGCAAGAGACCTCGCCATTACGATTGCAAACAGCAACGTCTTGGAGGACCAATTATCTAAGAGAGCCACCAAGGATTTAATGAAGGCCAAATCTCTCGACGGCATGGGCTCATTCCCAGAGCAGAGACCAAGAGGTTCTTGGGCCAACTCACGAAACGGTTATAGATAATGCCCAAGGTTCATCCATTAACACCCTCAATGAACACTGGGGAGTTATCTCCCCGTCTGTCAGGTAGGGTCGATTTTAGTAAGTACCCAAGCGGGCTTGCTACGCTGGAAAACATGCTCCCTCTCCCAGAGGGTGGTGTATCCAGACGAGCCGGTACACGGTATGTTGCGGCCACTAAAACAGGCGCTACTGTAAAATCTCGTCTTAAGAAGTTCGAATTCTCAACAACACAAAATTACATCATCGAAATGGGCGCCGGCAATATGCGCTTCTATCGAGACCAAGGCCAGATTACCGTTCCAGATATAACAGCTTCCATTACGAACGGGACGTTTGATTCAGACGTAAGTAGCTGGACAGATAATTCAGGTGCTGGGTCGTCTATATCACATGATGCAACGAACGACCGGATGAACCTTACATCCAACGGTACAACGGAAGCAGAAGGCGAACAGCAAGTTACAAACGCTTCCGCGGTAGAACACGTTTTACAATTCCAAGTATTAGGAGCGCCGGGCGACTATGTATTTTTCAGTGTTGGTACGGCATCAGGGGGCACACAGCTAGTTGATAGTTTTATCGCAGAGGTTGGGTACCACGCGTATTCATTCACAGCCACTGCGGCAGATTTCTATATCAGGTTCCATAATGAACTTGGTAAAGCTGTACAGATCGACAACGTTGCGTTGCTTGACGACGCACCGGTTGAATTGAATACTCCGTATGCGGAGGCTGATTTATATGAAATCGAGGGCCCGCAGTCCGCCGATATTTTGTATATGTTCCATGGTTCTTATCCGACGTACCGGTTAGAACGCCGGGGGCACACAACTTGGTCGTTAATTGAAGTACCGTGGCAGGACGGACCGTGGTTACCAGAGAATACAACTACAACTACTATGACCGCCTCGGCCGCTACAGGCTTGGGGATAACGGTTACCGCTTCGTCAGTTAATGGTGTTAACGGTGGCGCTGGTTTCCAAACGACCGACATTGGTAGATCAATAAGAATTTCAGACGACTCAACTGTCAACTGGGGTTGGGGAGTTATCACGGCCAGAGCCAGCACAACATCGGTAACGGTGGATATCGAAAGAACTTTCGTAGTCACAACTGCAGAGGTTTCTTGGCGCCTTGGTATTTTATCAGGCACTACAGGTTACCCATCAACGGGAGCGTTTTTTGAACAGAGATTATATGTTGCGGGTACTACGGATAAGCCACAAACGTTTTGGGCATCAAATACCGGGGACTTCGAAAACCACGCGCCGGACTCCGATCCTACTTCGGGTACTTTCGATGGCACAGTGGAAGACGATGATGCTCTGGATTTTACCATTTCTGCTGATAATGTTAATGCTATTCGCTGGATGTCAGCCGGTGAGGATACGTTGTCTATTGGTACTACCGGAGGAGAGTGGATTCCTTCTTCCACTGGATCAGTTATCACGCCATCAGATATCACCGTTCGGAGACAAACGACGCATGGATCGGCGCAGATTGCTCCAGTACGAGTTGATAACATCGTCTTGTTCGCACAACGTGCTAAGCGGAAAATTAGAGAATTTGGATTCACATTCGAAACAGACGGGTACCAAGCGTTTGACATGACAAGATTGGCCCAACACGTTACCCAAGGAGGTATCGTGGAAATGGACCACGCAGAAGAGCCTGATTCGCAGGTATGGGTGGTCCGTGGAGACGGGCAGTTACCGGGGATGACATTCCGGAGACAGGAAGATATTGTAGGATGGGCCAGACACAAGCTCGGGGGTGTTTTCAGCACCGGCCACGCTATCGTGGAGAGCGTAGCCGTCATACCGGGCGCTAATGGGTCAGGACAGGTACACAGTTCCGAAACGAGGGACGAAGTATGGGTTCAGGTTAAAAGGACCATAAACAGCGCTACAGTGCGTTACGTGGAGTTCATAGAAAGGGACTACGACGACGATCAGGATGCCAACGATGCTGTTTACAGTGACTGTGCGATCACATACGACAGCACATCCACCTCAACTATCTCAGGATTGGATCATTTAGAGGGTGAAACGGTTAAGATTTGGGCAGATGCGGCTCTACAGGCGGATAAAACCGTGGCCAGTGGCAGTATTTCACTGGATGTAGCGGCAACACACGTTCAAATCGGGTTGGGTTACACCCACAAAATCAAGACTTTGAAGTTTGAGGGCGGTAATGCGTCCGGGACTTCGGTTGGGCGAACAAAAAGAATAAACGGCATCACTTTTGTAGTGCTTTATAGCCATACATTGGAGTATAATGTAGACGGTTCAAGTACATTTCAAAAGAATGATTTCAGGGAGGTTTCTGACGTCATGGACTCAGCGACACCCCTATATACTGGTGAACTATTTGTAGAAGTAGAAGGAAACTGGGAATCTGATCCACGACTGTACATAGAAAGTGATGATCCAGCCCCTTTCACACTACTTGCTGTGGCGCCGGAAGTGAAGATTAACGCACAGAAATAATGAAACGTTTCTCCGACTGGCCTGAAAGGCTATCAATGTTTCTCGTGAAACGAGATAAGACCCCAATGGAGTGGGGTAAGTCAGATTGCGTGTTGTTAATGCTGGACGGTGTGCAAGCCAGCAACGGTGAAGATTTAGGAGAGAAGTTCAACGTCCGGGGCCGATATACAAACATGCGTCAGGCGTTCAAACTTTTGAAGAAGTTCGCAGGAGGCGGGGTTGAAGAAGCTGTTACAGAAGTTTTCCTACGAATGGGGTACGATCAGATACCTGTGGAGAAAGCGAATTCGGGCGACCCGGTGTTACTTGATATTGAGACTGAGGAAGTTGATAATCTTGGTTTCGGGTTAACTGGTGGATTTATGATAAGCAATGACACAGCCGTAGTTCAAGGGAGAACCGGGCTGTTGTATATTGAAAACCCAAAAGTGATGAAAGCTTGGGCCATATGATTTTAGCTTGTGAAAATATAGAACAGGAAATGCACAGACGGTGCCACTGTCTTACAGCGTCCGCCATGGTTTTGATGGGCGCCTCTCAAGCGGCGGCCGGTGGGGCGGCTATAGCGGCCAACATAGCTCTTGTCGGAACCGTGATGTCTACAGTCGGTACGATTCAACAAGGTAAAGCGGCGGCGGGGCAAGCAAGGTTCCAATCACAGGTAGCGAACAACAACGCAATCGTCGCTCAACAACAGGCTGACAGGGCTGTTCAACAAGCGAAGGTTGACGAAGATGATTTCAGAAGACAACAAAGCAGACTGCTTGCCAGTCGTAGAGCAGTATTAGGTAACTCCGGAGTTGAAGCCGCGGCTGGTAGCCCACTGCTGGTATCAGAAGACTTCGCCGGGGAATCAGAATTGAACGCTTTGCGTATCAGAAACCAAGGCGCGGTAAACGTAAACAGACTGGAACAGAATGTTCTAAACCAACAAGCACAATCAGGGCTGTTCGCCAATCAAGCGCAGACAGCGGGACGAAACGCTTTCTTCCGAGCCGGCAGTACACTATTAAGCGGCGCGGGCACAATTTCAAATATAGCTAGAGGAAGAGCATAATGGCACAAGACGGAGCACTATTCAGAGTACCAACAGATTCAGGTAAATCACCTAAGAAAACACAGGTGATCAACGCTGGTAACGCTGTGCAACGCGTAGCCGGGGCACCGGATGGTAGAAGCGCCAACGTTCAGTTTGCAACTCCACAAGAACAGTTTGGTTCCGGGTTAGAAATTCTTACAGATGTAGGAAAACTACTAACGTCTCAAGCCATAGAAATCCAGAACGCTGAAATTAAAAAACAAAAAGCTATCGCGGCCTCAGAAGAAGTAGAAGTTGACCTTCGAATAAAAGAAGCAGACGCTAAACTGGGGGAACTCGCTGGGCAGGTTGATACAAGAACATTTACTGGTGAGGGGTTATCACCACTTGATAAATACCGTCAAGACAGTCAGGCGTTGATTGACAAACAACTTCAACAAGCGGAAAAAGAAAACGCATCTGACACATTCAAAACAAGTTTGTCCAACAAGCTAAAGAGCAAACTTATCACACACAACACGGCAGTAGCTTCTACTCTGCAAGATTTAAAAATCGCTGAGTTCGAAACAATAACAGAAGGTGATTACAACAACGCCGCTATCAACAACAAAGACGACATGGTTATGTGGCTACAAAACAACGCCGCTATCCACGAAGAACGCAAACTGGTATTAGGGGAAGCAAAAGCTAACGCCTTAAAGAAATCTGCCGACGCAGATGCGCTGACTTCTATAGCCAACGCCCGGTTTGCTATTGGGGACTTGGATGGGGCGGAAGAAGCTCTTAATGACTCATTCGTAGCCGCGGCTCTGCCTAGGTCCGAAAGGTCTGCGTTCATGAAGAAACTTGCGGAGACCAGATTTAATAAAGCCGTAGCCGCGGAAGTTAAAGCCAACACAAACGAAGCTGGCTTCTTCAAAACCGGTGGAGACGGGTCTCTTATAGACATAAGAACAAACAAAAAAGTTCCCGGGTCCGAAGACCCCAAAGCCAGTCGTATAGAACACGCTTCTGGAATATGGGTTAAAAATGAGCAAACTAACAAATGGGATTTGATCGAGGGATCAAAACCGGCTAGTGAGCAAACCGACCAAGAAAAACGAGACGAAACAAAAAAATTCTTGACTGATAGTGGTGTTCTGTTTACACCTGATCTAGCGTTGAGGCTTGCTAATTTAGAGCCTAAAGAACTTTCTGCTTTCAGCCAAAGCGTTGCTATCTTAAAAAATATCCAAGACCCGGAGGTGCGGCAGTCTGCGTTAGAAGGACTGGCGTTAGGACTGAAAGTTTCGGAAACAGAACAGCAAGTACAAACATTAAAAGCTATTCCTTTTACCGACACATGGACACCTGAGATGCTAGAACGCGCGTTAGCCGCCGTAGGGACAGGCGGGGCTGATATTAGCACACCACAAGAAAAAGGTGAAAATAAGGGGTTAGAGAATATAGCACAAGCTAAAACAGAAAAAGCCGGCGGGCTACCCGGGCTTAAAGGAGAAGCCGCAGGTCAGCAAGATATAGCAGAAGCGGAAACAAAATCCGCCGCGAAATTCGCTGAACCTTTCGTTGTTGATTCTAAAGCTACGAACTCAATTAAAGCGTTGGCTAAAGAATATGTAACATTGGTTAGCCGAAACGGAAACGTTCAACTTATCGACGGGGGAGCGCAACTACTCGGACAGATTGTTAACGACGCAGAACAAATCCTATTGGATGGTGACGCTAGCACAATCGGTCAAGCCACGTGGTTAGCCTTTAACAGCCTATCTGACCAACAACGCGCTGGTATGGAGCGTGTAACCGGATTGAGCCAAGTTAAAGAAATGCTTGGCGTAGCAGACACACCCGGCGAAGAAGCGGATGACGCAACACTCAACTCAGACGCGGTTAATGTTGAGTTGGATAACGCTAAGGCTATGAGTGATATCGAAAATCTCGGCCTCGAAAATATCGAAGGGTTGAGCATCAGTAACGCCACCGGAATAAAATCAGCGCTTCGTGCGCTTGCCGGGGCCACAATTGGCCAAGTGTTTGAAGGGGCGGAAAACAGAGAAGTTACTAAATCCAGACTTATGTTGTCTCTTATCGCTCGTGACGTTGTTCGGATGATTTCTCTTAGCCCACGTTTCGCGGTTAAAGAGCAAGAATTGATTCAAAGCATGTTCCCCGGTCCGGAAATATTCAACTCCCCAAGACAGGCTCTGAACAAAATTAGAACAATGCAAAGTGTTATTGATTCTAAACTTAAGAAAATCATGTTGGACCTTGGCAGACAACCGGCGTTCGATAAGGAGTCTGAACTGGTCGGGGAAGCTAGCCAGCTTATAGAAATAAAGGGGCGAATGAATATGTTTACGTTCGACCTTATTCCTATCGGAGACGTTAAAAACGCTAAGGATGTTACTAAGTTGGGCGTAGAAAGATCACAGAAATTCTGGAACTCTTTGTCAGCCGTAGAGAAAAAGAACTTACCGCGATCAGCTAAAGAAGCAATATTTCTTAACAAGCAGAAACAAAACAAGAAACGTAAATAATGGCAACTAAACTACCCGGAAAGAAAAAGACAAAACGTATTTCTCCGGATATTCTACATAAAGCGGGCGTAAGAACCTTCGAAGAAGCTATACCCGAATCGGGTGTGGACCAGCAAAGTGTTGAGTTTTTCAATGAAGAAGTAGCACAGGATATTGAAAAACCCAAAACTAAGTCTGACGTCAAAGCTATGTCTGATGAGGAACTTAACGCCGCGTTAGACCAACAGCAGTCTCCTATTGTTACACATGCAGATGCGCCGTCAGGGCCAATCGGGCCGGAGGATCAATTCACGGACCCACACATAGGCGGGTCTACTACGCTGTCTCAAGTGTCAGACGAACAATTAGACAGCATGCTGAACGAGCAACAAGCTCAAGGTATGACTACGCGTAAGGCGCTACAAACTATCAACGCCGGTATTGCTGACATTCTTGATCTGCCGGGTGACGTAGCCGCGGGGGTAACTAACATGATTGGTGGTTTACTGGGTATGGAAGAAATTCCATCCGGGGGTATCCGTCAATTGATGGAATTAGTGGATTCACAATTAGGAATATCACTCACGCTACCGGAAAATGAATTACCACAGGGGCCTGTTGCCGACGCTTTTAGATTTTTAGGGCAAAGTATTGGGCTACTACCTGTAGCGGGGCTATTACCTAGAATCCCAGCGCAGACAGCCGTACCCGTAAAGCCAAGTACTATGACAGGTAAGATAGTTGAAAAAGTAATACCAAAAGGGGCCTTAAAACAAACAGGTCGATTCATTGGTCAATCTGCTGTTGACGCTCCCGTTGGTTTCGCGGTGACAGAAGCGGCGTCAGGATTTGGAGCGGGTCTTTTATTCGGGGAATCTAAAGAGCACACGGACGACCCCAGCATGCAGTTCCTTGCTGGTGTTACAGGTGGGCTAATGCCTTCTATATCTATGCAAATATTAAAAGGGTTTGGGTTTATGGGGTTCAGGCTGTTGAACGACGCCAGAATGTCATTAACAAAATCCAAAGGTGACCCAAGAGCGGCCGACAGGTTAAACAGAGAACTAATACATGACGACGAAGTTGTTAGTTTCAAAGACGAAGATGTTCTAGAAGAATTTCTTAAGTTTGAATCTCCCGCTCAATCAACTGGGAACAAAGCGCTTCTATCTATAGAAAGAGCCATCTTAGAATCAGACGACGTTTCTATGGCGGTTAAGGCAGAAGGTGACACTCGGCTAGCGGAACTCAACAACGTTATTATCAGGTCATTAAATACTGACACAGGAGAGCCGGGTGATTTTGTTGCGACGTTAGAACAACTACGAGCGCAACAGGGTTACATGAAAACGATGTGGAAAGCTAGAATCGACATAGCACAGAAGAGAGCTAAACTCCGTATAAAAGAAGTGGGCCCAAAAATAAACAAAGAAGCATCTCAAAAAATTGTTAACGAAGAAATCCAATCCGCTCTCAAAGACGCGGTGGAAACTCAAAAACAATTGTGGGCCCGTTCTCCGAACCCAAAAACGTCCGCGGTATCTTTAAAACAGGCGTGGCGAAAACTTATATCAGATAGAACGCGCGTGACGAGTAAGGGTGATTTACGTTTTTCAGACTCGTCAGCGGATGATCTGATAAAAGAGTTGGGGCATATGGACTATAGTGGCGGGGGAGAAACTGGGGTGTTTGTTCCCGGTAGAATGCCGGATGAGGTGTCCGTGAAATTCCTGCAAGATTTAAGATCACGTATACTGGATGACATCAGAAAAAAACAGGCTACAGAACCTTCAAGCAACAAGAAACGAATTTTTCATGAGCTACAAAACACTATTCTAGGAATTTTTAAAAATCTCGAAAGCGATATTATAAAACTGAACCCAGACGGTACTTTCACACCACCTGATCAGCGGCTATTGAATGCCATTAATTTCACAAGAGAAATGAACCAGAACTTTAATCAGGGCCCGCTGGCACCAGTTCTTAAAAAGAACACCCAAGGAGGGTATGTTGTAGAACCCACTATGACACTAAACGTACTTATGGGCAAAGGTTTATCCGTCGAACAAAGAACCGCTAACATGAGGGCATTAAAAACAGCTATCACCAGAGAAACAAAAGCGGCCGATGCCGCTAAACGCCTCGGCGTAGAAAATGACGCAGACAGTTTTAGACCAACTACGGAAGCCGTGCAAGCATACATCAAACACACTTTTGTAGAAGATATGGTAGACCCAAATGGCCGCATCATGGTCGATAAAGCTAACGCATGGTTTAAAGAAAACCGGGAGTTCTTCAAGCTATTCGACTCAAGTTTCAAAAAGCAATTCAGAGACGCTATAGATGCAGACGCCCCACTGTCTTTGGTGGAGGATCAATCAACCACTATCAAAGGAATAATGAACAACAAGGAACGTGCGTCTGCTGTCAGATTCATAGAACAAGACCCCATAAAGATTTTTGATGATGTTATAGGAAGTTTCAACGCAGATTTTGTCAGAAAAGATATGAATATATTAGTCCGTAAGGTCAAACGGGATAAATCTGGTGAAGCCCTGAAAGGCTTTCAGCAATCAGTATTTGACTGGATTCTAGAGAGGTCTATTTTAACCGGAGAAAAAGGCCTAGACGGGCACGATAAAGCATTTGTTTCTGGTTTCAAAATGACTGAATTCTTGAAACAGAAGCAGGTCCGTGCTATAATAGAGACTGTACTCTCACCAGAACAACAAAATAGATTAACACTGGCTCACAACTCTGCTAAAAAGCTAGACGCTTTCCGTAGAACGGGGGCTTCCGCCGAAGGAATTATAGCCGATAGCCCGGCTTGGATTCTGGATTTCATCGGGCGAGTTGGTGGGGCGCAAGTTGGTAGACAAGTAGCCGGTAAACTGGGCGGCGGTACTGTTCAAACACCGGGGGCTTTCGCCAGTAGATCAACAGTTTTGCTTAGGGCTCTTGTTAAAGACCACGCGAAAAACGCTTTAATAGAAGCATTTACAGCGGATAGCCCAGACAGGTTGCGGGCTCTTCTTATGATAGCCAGAACACCGGCGGAGCAAGCTTTCCAAACACAACAATTAGACGCGTGGTTCGTAGAACTGCTCATGAGATATAATATAGACCCGGAGAACCAAGAATGACACTTACAGCAACTACCAATAAAGTCGCATATGCGGGGGACGGCGCTACAGTCTCATTCCCGGTAACCTTCATATACTGGGACGATACCGGGGTCAAGGTTATATTATCCAACGACACCACGGGGGTAGAAACTACGTGGGTGGACGGAACGGAATACACGCTCTCAGGGGGCGATGGGGCTACAGGTACATTAACAGTTGATACCTCACCTACCGACTATACGCCGGCCAGTGGGGAAACGCTGACAATCAAGAGTAACGAGCCAGATACGCAGACCACTTCCCTACCGTTGGGGGGTTCTCTACCTTCAACGTCTGTTGAAGAACGTCTGGACAAGAGCGTACGGCTAACTCAACAATTACAAGAAGAATTAGATAGAACTATCCAGTTTCCGGAGAGCTCGACTACGACCGGCGTTTCTATTGAAGACTTGACGGCTCTAGAGCTTCTCAGAGTTGATTCTGCGGGTACAGGCATAGAAGGGGTGTCTCTAACGGACCTTTCATTAGGGCTAGGTACGGCAACCAAGTGGAGTTTTGATTCTTCTACAACAATGGCAGACCCCGGGACAGGGGATATAAGGCTGAATAATGCCACTCTCGCCAGTGTGACGCAGATCGCCGTAGACGCGCTTTCAGCACAATCAGGTAACCCAGACATTTCAGACTGGGTAGCGACGTGGGATGACAGCAATTCAGCGGTTCGTGGTTATATCATGATCCACGAGGACGGTACGCCGTCAAATTTCTGGGTTGGGTATGTAAACGGGGCCATTACAGACAACACCGGTTGGCTACAGATTCCTGTTACTCATGTTGATTCTGGGGGGTCATTTGCGGCCTCTGACAGCCTTGTAGTTGGGTTCTCGCGAACAGGGGACGCCTCAACACAAGGCGTATCATTGCTATGGGATTCTGACACAACTGACGCCGACAGCGGAGCCGGTAAAGTTTGGTTCAATAATGCTACTTTAGCTTCTGTAACAACTGTTTATGTTGATGACGTTGACACTAACTCCGTCAACATTAATACATTTGTCGATTCGTTCGACGACGGTGGGAGCACTATTACGGGTAGTATTCTCGTTATCAAGAAAGGGGATTCTTCTGTATATGCGTTGTATGACGTAACAGGAGCCGTAACAAGCGCCTCAACATATTCTAAAGTAGCGGTTACACACGTTCAATCAAACGGTACATTTACAGACGCCGACCCCGTGGATATGGTCTTCACACGGGCGGGCGATAAAGGTGATACTGGATCAACCGGGTCAACTGGAGCAACCGGAGCAACCGGTTCCAGTGCGGGAGGTTTACACTATCAATTTGAAACATCAATTACCGACGCTGATCAAGGCGCCGGGAAACTGTGGTTAAATAATGGCACTGTTGGCTCTGCTACCGTTTTGTATTTAGACGACGACGATAACGATGGGGTGGATGTATCTGCATTTACGGCAACGTGGGATGATTCTACGCACACGGCGTTACGCGGGTATATAAGATTCCAAGCGCGAGACACTTCCACTGACTGGGCGCTGTTCAGCATAACGGGTGCGACAACAGACGCAACAGCTTACCAAAAATTCGCGGTTACCCACATAGCTAGTGCTGGTACATTTTCCGATACCGAAGTCTTGGACGTATATTTCTCTCGGACAGGGGATGATGGGACAGGCGCTTTAGATAATATCGTTGAAGACACCACACCGCAACTTGGTGGAGCTCTTGATACAAATAGCTTTGCGATCAATGAGAGTGAGGGCGCGGCTGTTGCCTCCGCCACAACCACAGATATTTTCGGGGGGAATGACGGGAATACTCTACACATAACTGGGACTACTACCATAACAGATTTTACTGACGCATCTAGTGTTGGCCAGTGGCGAAAAATAATTTTTGATGGGGTGCTAACGCTAACTCACGGTAGTGGTATAACGCTCCCCGGTTCCTCTAATATAACTACGGCGGCGGGGGATTATGCTTTCGTGTATGCTGATACGGTAAGCGCGTTCACAGTCCTTTATTTTAAGGCTGATGGCACCGCGCTCGTAGCATCGGCGGCTTACACAGGCCCAACATTTGGCTACGATTCAGGCAGTCATGATATGACCACAAATGGAACGCTGACACTTAACTCTATGGGCATTACCCCAGATATTATTTGGGTAGTGGCAGGAACAAGTGGTAGTTCAAACCAAAACCTACATACAATCTGGTGGGACTTTACAACTAACGTAGCCTACTGGCAATGTAGAACTAATCCGGGCGTTATGAATAGACACGCATCTGGTACTGGTAAATTTAGGATGTATTCAACGGCATCGGAATATGACACCGTAACAATGGCTCAAGTGGCTGGCGGTGTTTCATTCACGTTTGTAGAAAATAGTGCTTCAAGTGCGGTGGCTAGTATTGACTGTCACGGATTTGCATGGTAAGGAGATAAAAATGATTTATTGCAAGGAAATTCTGACAGGGAAAATAATCCAAGTCAGAAAAGAAGATGGGGACAATGTTGACGCATTGGCTACCGCTTTGGCAGATGGCCTCACCTGCAAGAACAAAGCTCAGGGGCGAAACTTTATTGAGTCTGAGCTGGAAATCGGGATTGACACGCAGGACAGTATTGATGCCCAAAGGTTAGTCACGGCATTGTCTGTTGATATTGCCTTTGGTATGTTTGAGGACAGGTTCACAACTCAAGAGTGGGATGATGCCACGGATTATGTCTATGAAAACGACACCACAACAGGCAATCCAAAGCGCAGGGCCTTAGTTCAAGGCTTGGCTAGGGCTATGTCGCGGGGCGTTGTTGACTTAAAACACGCCAAGACAATTGCCTTTATGGATGCTCTGGTTGCTGGCGCAATTATAACCCAAGCGCGAATGAATATTATTTTAACACCATAAATGGAATCTCTCATCAACGTTGTTATTTCTAATTTAGCCCCGTGGGCCATTTTTGTTTTGGTCGCGGTGAAACTATATCTTGATTATCTAGGCAAGAAAAAGGAACGAATTGGCGGAAAAGACCCGAAGGACTTAACCCGGGAGATGATCAGTCAGATTCACAGTTGGCATTTTGACAAGGACGTCACAGGGAACCTCTTACCACGCTCGCAACCCTGCCAGTGCAGACATGAATTAAAAGAAATCAAAGAGCTTATTGCGGAGGTTAAGAATGCTACTTGAACTAGCTTTGTGCACGTTTGCGTTGCTTTACATATTTAATCAAGCCTAAAACAGGAGGTAAAAATGGACAATTTTTGTAAGTGGGTTTGCAGTGGGAAGTACTACATTCTAGCATTCCTAGCTATGTCAGGAATGTTTTGCATGTTCATGAGGTAAACGAATCGGGGTAGTAGTGTTACGGGTACGCCTTGCCCTTCCTGCATTACGACTCCACTGGCCGTACGGTTCGCCGTACGGCCTTTTTTCTTTGAGGCGATTATGACTAAAACAGACGTAAAGAAATTTCTTAAAACGCTTGACAAGCTCGACATCATTAGGGTAGAGTGGGTTGATGCCGAGAAAGACGACGGCGGGTGGCTCAGTTTAGAGGAAGCCATACCAAAAAACCAGAAGTACGTCACGGCGGTCACAGTGGGATTCTACATCGGGCACAGCAAAGAACTGTTGCGATGTACGTCCGACTATGATAAAAGTAATAATAAGATTTACGGTACGAACGATATTCAACTGTCAAACGTAAAGGAAATAAGGCGATTAGAACTTACCAAATCATCTTCATCGAATGCCTCGCCTCAATAACCACACTATGGAGTATCTTCCTATTCACACACGACATAATTTTCCACGGTGCAGTGGCCGGGGCAGTCAGCGGTGTGTTCTGGTTTGGCACGATCTTTGCACGGAAAGCGTGGGGGCTACTACTGGTAGAAATACCGGCGGTAACATTATACATTCTTAGAGTACTGGAGGGGCAATGAGGGAAATAAAAAAGATTATAGTTCACTGTTCTGATTCCGACTGGGGGACAGTTAAGGACATAGACAAGTGGCACAACGAACGTGGATGGGATGGGTGTGGTTATCATTATGTAATAACCAACGGGGTTCAGTGGTCAGGATATAAATATGCGGCTAAGGATGATGGTATCATACAGATTGGCAGACCAGAAGAGAAGACTGGGGCCCACGTTAGGGGTCACAACTCAGATAGTATAGGTATATGTGTTATTGGTAAACACCACTTCACTGGTAAGCAGATGTATGACTCCCTGCCCAACTTGTTGCGTATGATGATGTTCAAATACAGCTTGACAACAGAGGACATTTATGGGCATTATCAATTCGACCCGGGCAAGACCTGCCCGAATTTTGATATCGACACCATCAAAGAATTACTCAAAGTGGAGGAGTGAATGTTTTTTGAATGCCGAGTCCTCGATAAAGATGGTAAGATCAAAAAGATCATAAGCGCAGAGGAAGTTAAGAAGCGACACTGGGAGAAGATCGACGCCACTTGTGATATTGTAGACTGGGAGGAGATAGACGGGCGGATGAAAGAAATAGAAGAAATGGACAAGACCCGGTTCTTCATCTGCCCAACCTGTGGTGATTCAGATAGAACCAACAGGGATACCAAGATATACTGTAGCCCAAGGTGTCAAGAAATCGCTAAAACCTTACGAAGACGAGAGAAATTACAGAGGAAGTTTCCGTGAAAAAAATACTTGCATTTATTATTCTGTTCATGATAGTATTAGCCAAGATCAGTTCTGCTCAAGAAATTGCTGAGTGGGACACCGCACCGGACGGCTCCATGGTAGTAACCATTACCACCATAACAAAGAATGGTGTTCAAGAAAGAAGTTATAAGCACAAAGTTCTAAGACGAGCAAGCAAGAAACCGGAATGTAACGAAGTCCAGATAAAGGATAACGAACTGTGGCTGATAACACAAGAACAAAATCCCTCATTATACATAGTGGAGCGAGAGCCCTACGAAATCTTAGAAGACATTTACATAGTTCAAAGGCCCTACTTGGATTGGGTCAAATGATTAACCGCGCCTTGGATTCATCAAGCCGGCTGGTGCTGTGTCGGGCGCGCAAAGGACAGGGGGCCCCGCTCTCTGAAATGCGACACAGGTATTCATGAAGGCGACGGGGGACGCCTAGCCGTCCTTCCCCCAACCAACTTTCTAACAGGAGAACAAGGCAATGGGCGTATCTACTGATGGCAAACTTTTTTACGGAATTTGTTTTGAAGAAAGAGAAGAAGAAGAAGAGTTTGAATTAAAAAATGTGCCGGAGTATGATGAGGAAGATTACTCAGGCCCGATGCAGTTTCTAGAGAACGAGTGTGAAGATAAAGAAGTTATTATAAGTTCGCATTGTTCTTATGATTACCCTATGTATTATGTGGCTATAACATCTACAAACTATACGGCGAGTAGGGGTTGCCCGAAAGAAATAAAAGACTTCGCCGTGCAAGATGATTGGGATCAAAAGATAAAAGATTTTTGTAAAAAATACAACTTACCTTATAAACAGCCCACATGGAATCTTGCTAGTATGTTGGGTTAAAAATACTCATTAATCAGGAGAACAAGGCGATGACGGATAAAACGAAGAAAACGAAAAAAGAAACGATGGAAGAACGAGTAGCAAACGCATTCTTTATGCTGGCCAAGGTGGTCGAGCAGAACACCATGATGTATGAAGCTCTGATCGTGGCTATCAACAGCGCCCCATCTACGGTTACGGCAGAACAAGCTTCGCTACAAAAAACTAAAGACAGAATAGAAAAAGAAAAAACCACGCCGGTTAAAGAACACCATTACACCATAGACGACTGCAAAGTTGTCCTCACCAAACTTGTAACAACCAAGGGGAAAGACCAAGGTCTTGCCCATCTCAAAAACTACAACGCTACCTCGATCAGTCAGGTACCGGAGGATTGCTATGAGAACTTTGTACTCGTTGGTCAACAGCGTATTGACGGGGGCTATGACTCATGAGTCACCAACCAGCCCATGCAAAACTGTCAGCGAGCGGATCACACCGGTGGCTAGCATGCCCCGGTTCCGTTATACTGGAAGAGCCCTTCCCCGATACGACGTCAGAGTACGCGGAGTACGGGACGGCTGGACACCGACTAGCGGAGATGTGCCTCAACGACAAGAAGAATGCAAATCACTACCGTGGGGTTATTCTTAACCAGACAGATGAATACCCAGACGGGTTTGAAGTTGATGATGAAATGATCAACGCCGTTCAAATGTATCTGGACTTCTGTCGAGACACCCCGGGTCAACACGAGTTCATAGAACAACGTGTCGACTTCTCTCAATGGGTGCCAGAAGGTTTCGGTACGTCTGACTATATCAAACTGGACAAAAACAAAGAAGGCCAGATCATCCACACCATTGATCTTAAAATGGGGAAGGGCGTTCAGGTCTTCGCGAAAGATAACCCACAGGGTATGCTGTATGCCCTTGGAGTAATTAACTCCCTTGATATGGCGTTTGAGTTCAACGATTTTGACCTTGTCAACATTGTTATCGTACAACCGCGACTTGACCACATTGATGAATGGTTCATCACAGTGGGTTCTTTGAAGGAGTGGGCTGACAAAGTTGTCAAACCTACCGCGGACCAAGCATGGAACGGTCACCTTGAATTCCACCCCGGTGAGAAACAATGTAAGTTCTGTAAAGCGAAAGCCAGTTGTAAGGCACTGGCCAAGCACGGTCTATCTAGTGCGATGACTGTGTTCAAGGAATTACCAGACCCCGGTATGCCATTAAAGGATGTTCACATGATGTCAGCCGATGAGATTGGTGAGTTACTACCACTGGTTGATGTCATTGTAGACTGGGCAAAGTCATTACAAGGTTACGCTTTCGAACTGGCCAGCAACGGTACACCTGTGTCCGGGTACAAGATTGTAATGGGCCGGGCGGGCAACCGTAAGTGGTTGGACGACCTTCAAGTAGAACAAGAATTAGATTCAATGAGAATCAAGAAGAGAGAAATGTTTACGAGAAAACTTCTCTCTCCTGCACAGATGTGCAAGATGCTCAAGGCTAAGAATATTAGCCAAGATCAGATTGCCAGCCTTTGGCATCAGCCAGAGGGTAAACCAACGTTAGCGACACTGGCAGACAAACGTGATGAGATAGAACTCAACATCGAGTCTGTGTTTGAAGCTATCGAATAACTTTAAAACGGAGAAACGTATGAGCGAACTAACGGCAGACGAGACAGCAGGACTAACGGTAACATTTGGCGACTACTTAAAGCCAGCGCGTATTTCCTACGCGAAAATCTTTCAACCGGAGAAGAACGACCTCTCTGGTAAAGACGAGTATTCCGCAATGTTCTTGATCGACAAGGACAACACAGTTGTATTGGACGCTTTAGAAAAAGCTATCGATGCGGCTATCAAGAAAGAATGGGGAGACGACCGCCCCGCACGACTTCGTATCCCTCTCCGGGACGGAGACAAGGACGGCCCGGGCGGTGTTCCGGAAAGTGCTACTGCCGGTGCAGAACCCTACGGTGGACACATGTTTATCAACGCGAAGAACGGGTACAAACCCGACGTTCGTGACCAGAAGTCAAACATCATCCTCGACCCACACGCTATCGTGTCCGGTGATTATGTTCTCGCTTCGGTCAAAGCATGGGCCTACGACAACAAGTCTAAAGGGGTATCATTCAGCCTGAATGGTATCCAACTGGTTCGTAAGGGCGACCCACTGGGTAACTCTTTTGACGGATCAAAAGTCTTCGGGAAAATCCCTGTTGCGGCAGACGTCGCCGGCAGTGATCTTGACTCGATGATGAAATAGGGTAGAGGGGGCTGGTTCCGGTTCGAGGCCGGGGCGTGGTAGTTAAGTAAATCATTGGGGATGGCCAGCCCCCTATATCTCCAACCTTAACAAGGCGACACAAATGTTAAATGAACGTGGTGCATGCGGCGAAGAGATGCATTGGATGATTATGATCATGCTATATATTATAGGCACTGGTGTTATAGGATGCCTACTGGCTTTGATCTTCTTGGGGGTTTGCACACTCGCGGAACAATTATTTAATGTTGACATACCAAAGAAAATGAAGGATAAATGGGGGGGCGGATGTTAATAGCTTTATTTGGTGCCGTCGTTTCAAGTATTCTGTACGTTGGCATAGATCATGCATGGAAAAGTTACCAGAAGGACAAACGAAAACAAAAACGAAAGGATAAAAAAGGCGATGTTTAAAAAATTAGGTATTTACGGAACAGGTATAGGTTTGATCTTTGTATTTTTCTTCGGCTCACAACTCTTGTCCACGGTGGAGAAGGGGACGTTCGAAGTCAGGCAGTTCCCGGTAACGGGTACGATTGATGTCCGCAACACCCCCGGAACATGGTGTAAGTGCTTCGCGACTCTGGACATCTGGAAGAAATCAAAGACGTTCAAGTTTGATGGGAAAGAACACTCACTCCTACCCGTCCGGTTTAATGACGGGTCGGCCTCGCATGTCAAAGGTGAAGTACGGGTAGAGTTCCCATCCTCATTGAGCGCAGTCAATAACTTCCTGGAAATGGGTTACGCTAACCAGCATGATGTTATGGAACGGTTGGTCTACCCCCACTTGCTACGGGTTATGCGCTTACAGGGGAACTTCATGACCGCTAAGGAATCTTACAACCAGAAGCGGCCGGACTTTGACAGTAACTCTTTCGACCAGTTGCAGTTTGGTGTATATAAAACTAAGACCCAGACCGTAACAGAGAAAGACATCATGACCGGTGAAGATAGAACGAGGGAATTTAAGATCGTTCTATATGGTGAAGACGGAGAACCTCTCCGTGAACAGAACCCACTGGAAGGCACGGGTATTACTTTCAACGCTTATGTTATTGAGAGTATCAAATACCCTGATGTTGTGAACGAACAGATTGAAGCTCAGCGTAAAGCCATCATGGAAGTTGAGACTGCTATCGCCGAAGCTAAGAAGTCCGAGCAGGATGCTAAGACTATCAAGATGGAAGGTGAAGCCAAAGTTATGACAGCCCGGTACGAGAAAGAACAGGAGAAAGTTCGGGCTACTGTTGAAGCGGAGAAACGTAAACAAGTAGCAACACTGGACGCTGAAAAACGACTGGACGTTGCGAAGCTTGACAAACTGGCCGCAGAACAGTATAAAGAAGAGCAGATTTTGAAGGGGCAAGGTGAAGGTGAGCGTAAGAAGTTGGTTATGCAAGCTGACGGAGCTCTTCAACAAAAGCTTGCCGCTTGGGTTGATGTTAACACCAAGTACGCCGCGGCTATTAAGGGTTTTCAAGGCGACTGGGTTCCAAGGTTGGTCATGGGTAACACCGGTGAAGGCAAAGGCGCATCCGCCAGTCCGGCCAATGACCTGATAAGTCTGTTTACAGCGAAGACTGCCGGAGATATTTCATTGAGCATGGATATCCCACGTAGTAATCACAAGCATAAAACAGATTTAACCAAGTAGGAAAACTGTTGGGGCCTTCGGGCCCCGCTTAACTTAAAGGCGAATCCATGATATTCCTAAACAAAGAACCTGTAGAGACACACAAATTCAGCGGCGGAGAATGCCATGTCAAACTCCCCGTTCCTTATCATAAAGAAGAAGCACACATCGACGCATGTCTGTATAACTCCGATGATATTATGTCGTTGATGATGACTGTAGATGCGCTTCGACAGATCAATGGAATGATGAAGATCAATGTCACCATACCTTACTTCCCCTACGCTAGACAGGACAGGGTGTGTGAACCCGGCGAAGCTTTCAGCTTAAAAGTAATGGCTGACCTGATCAACTCTCTTAAGGTGGACAGCGTGGTAGTCATTGACCCGCACTCCAAAATGACACCGAGTCTTTTAGATAACTGTATGGTGTATGATCAACATGCTTGTGTTACAACACACATGTGGCACATGCTACGTAACACAGACACCACACTTGTAGCACCTGATGAAGGCGCAAAAGAGAAGACTTTAAATTTGGCCTGTGATTTGGGCGTAGATTATATCACCTGCACAAAAGTCAGAGACACCAAGACCGGTGATATAACTAAAACATATGTCCCGCAAGGTAACCCGACTAGGAACTACATGATCATCGATGATATATGTGATGGGGGGAGAACTTTCATAAATATCGCAAATATTCTAATGGAAGATGGCGTACCAAGAAAAAACTTGTCTTTGTACGTGACCCATGGTATATTTTCGAACGGCTTTGCAGAACTGGTAAGCCGATTTGAAAAACTTTATTGTTATCATCTGTTCCCGAACGTGGATACACACACCTTACCGTTCGGTTACTTAACCGTATTCAAGGGAGAAAAAAGCTATGTTCATTGACCCATTTGCGTGTACAGATTTCTATAAGATAGGCCACATCAAACAGTACCCCAAACGTACTGAAATGGTTTACTCCAATATGACTGCGCGGGATAGTTCTCACGCCAACACTATCTTCGGTGATAAGTTTGTAATCAACTTCGGATTGCAGTATGTTATCCAGAAGTTCTTGGTGGAAGACTGGAACCAGAACTTCTTCGACCGACCGGAAGAGGAAGTTGTCGCCCGGTACGAACGACGTATCAGTGCTACTCTGGGTGAGCCTCATGCAGATTCCACCCATGTACGGGCCTTACACAAGCTCGGTTACCTGCCTATCCTGATAAAGGCTCTACCCGAGGGGGCAAGAGTACCTGTTGGGGTTCCTCTGTTCACCATTCAAAACACCGAGCCCGAGTTCTTCTGGTTGACCAACTTCTTAGAGACAGCGTTGTCCGGCTTCTTGTGGAAGCCCATAACTTCTGCAACAATGGCTTATGAATACCGCAGACTGTTTGATCAGTATGCAGAGGAGACAGGTGGGGACAAAGAGTTCGTTCCTTTCCAAGGGCACGACTTCTCCTTCCGTGGTATGTCCAACGTGGAAGACGCCGCGTTAAGCGGAGCCGCTCACTTGACAAGCTTCGTAGGGACTGACTCTATCATTGCTATCGACCTACTGGAACAATACTATCAAGCTGATGTCACCAAAGGTTTAGTCGGGTGTTCTGTGCCGGCCACGGAGCATTCTGTAATGTGCATGGGCGGTGAGTTGGACGAGAAGGCTACGTTCGAACGCCTGATCGGTGAGTTGTACCCCGCTGGTATCGTTTCCATTGTGTCTGACACTTGGGACTTCTGGAAAGTTGTCACCGAAACTCTGCCGGAATTGAAGTACAAAATTCTGGAGCGTGATGGTAAACTTGTCATCAGACCAGACAGCGGCGACCCGGTTAATATTATTTGTGGTGATCTTGGCGCGAAAAGAGGAAGCCCAGAATTTAAGGGGTTGATCGAATGTCTTTGGGATACCTTCGGAGGGGAGACAAACGAGAAGGGTTATAAGAAACTAGACTATCACATAGGAGCCATCTACGGTGACGCTATCAATCTGGTACGGGCCGAAGATATTATGCGCAGGTTAGCGGACAAAGGATTTACTTCCGACAACGTTGTGTTAGGTATTGGTTCCTTTACATACCAGTACGTGACGAGAGACACACATGGGTTTGCTATTAAATCTACCGCCGGGCAGTTGGACGGTGAAATTGTAGAGATATTCAAAGACCCGAAGACAGACAGTGGTATTAAGAAGTCCGCCAAGGGTCTACTGCGTGTGTCTAAGAACCAGCAACGGAAGTATGAACTGCACGATCAACAAACACCAGACGAAGAGAAGGAAGGTGAGTTGAAGACCGTGTTTATTAACGGCGAACCCTTCAACCGCTGGTCTCTTGAAGATATCAGGGAGCGTATCGCTAATGGTTAAGACTCACTTCGACTTCGAGACCTACTCGGAAGCTGACATAAGGAAGGTCGGGGCGTGGGCGTATTCAATACACCCATCGACCCGAGTCCTTTGTGCGGGGTACGCTCATAATGACGAGCCCCCACAGTTGTGGGTGCCCGGACAGGAGATGCCCAAGTTTCTTGTGGCTCCGTGCACACACGATCAGTTCCATGCTTGGAACAGTTTCTTCGAGTGGGCTATCTGGAAGAACGTTTTGAAGACCCACATGCCTCCGCTTGTACAGTGGTATGACACGGCGGCTTTGTCCAGTGCCATGGCTTTGCCTCGTGCGCTAGGGTATTGCGGCGCGGCGCTTGGTGTGTCAGAAGACAAAGCCAAGAGCAGACGCGGGTACGAACTCATTAAACTTTTGAGCAAGCCAAACAAGATGAACGACAACCCGGCTCTGCTTAAAGAGATGTATGCATACTGCATGCAGGATGTTGTTGCGGAACGTGAGTTGTCAAAGAAACTGTTCGACCTGAACCCAACAGAAAGGAAAGTGTTCATCCTCGATCAGAAGATCAACACAACAGGTATCGCATTGGATGTTGAGTCAGTTGACAACGCGATTGAAGTTTATGGTCACGCCTATAATTCACTGATGGAATCGCTGAAAGATTTGACCGGCCTCGACAACCCGAACAGCGCGATACAATTTTTCAATTGGTTGACGAGTAAAGGTCACATCATAGATAACGTTCAGAAGGCTACTCTGCAAGCACTGTTGAATCTGGAAGACAAATACAATACACATACCGCAATCCGGATGCGCATGAAGCTGGCAAAAGCGGCCCCTAAGAAATATTCGGCTATGCGCGACAGGGTAGGGAACGGGACTCGTTTACATGGAAACACAATGTATCATGGTGCCTCTACGGGCCGTTGGGCTTCGACTGGTGTGAACCTGCAGAATATCGCCCGGCCAACGGTAGACGCTGATGAATCAATCGCCCTGATAAACACGACAGAGCCGGCAATATTCGATATGCTGGATATGGACCCGATGGAAGCTCTAAGTAGCTCTATAAGGGGTATGCTGATACCCTCTAAGGGGAAAAAGTTCATTATAGGGGATTACGCGAGCATCGAATCCCGGGCTTTGGCGTGGTTGGCTGGTCAGGAGGATAAACTGGAAGTTTTCAGGGGCCACGGTAAAATATACGAGCACGTTGCCGCGAAAATCTATAACATATATTCTGAACACGGGCAAAACGCCATTGAACTTGTTACACAACCACAGCGTTTCGTTGGAAAAATTGGAGAATTAGCCTGCGGCTTCGGCGGGGGCGCCGGGGCAATTACCGGTATGGCCAAAATCTACAAAGTTGACATGACAAAGCCGGAAGCCGAAAAAATCAAAAATGACTGGAGAGCAGAAAACCCGGAAATATGCCAATTCTGGAAAACAGCAGAAAACGCCGCCGCTTCGGCAGTGGCCCACCCGGGCGAAGTGTTTCAAGCCGGTCGGGTGAAGTTTATGGTCGCTCACAACTTCTTATGGTGTCAGTTGCCTTCTGGTAGGCGTCTTGCTTACCACAGGCCTTTTATCAAGGTAGAGACCGTGACTTTGATCAAGGTGCCGGCCACAGAGGACGAGGGAGGCTATAATATCATGTATAGCCCCCACGAGTACACCAAAGAGGAGTTTAAGGCCCTAGCGGACGCTAAGGGGCTCACAGTGGAGAGTTTCGACGCCCCGACGATATATTTCTGGGGTACGGACTCACAAACCCGAAAATGGCGTGTACACTCCACATACGGTGGGAAACTGGTTGAGAACATTACACAGGCTGTGGCGAGAGATTTGATGGCAGAATCTATGTTAATTTTGGACGATATGGGGTATAATATAGTTTTGACCGTTCACGACGAAATCATCTCGGAGGTTCCCATTGACACACCCCACGACGAACAATACTCAGTTGAAGAGTTCACCACACTTATGGAGACAACCCCAACATGGGCAGATGGTCTTCCCGTTCGTGTTGAAGCGTACGAAGCCACGAGGTACAGAAAATGACCAATGGAATGGAGAAGATGTATCAGAACACTACGGTAAAACCAATCACGGTTCAGAGAATGACCGAGGTAATGGTCGAAGTAATGAAAGAAGTTAATAATCTTGACTTCGAACGACGTAATTACGTAGCGCAGATGCTACTTATGGAAGAGAAATGTTATGCTATTTGCAAAGCCGAGGGCATCCTCTATGACGAGGGAGTCCATAATAGAAAAAAAGGTGTGTAATTATGCAATCACACAAGGGTGGGTCACATTCAAATGGACTTCTCCTAGTAGCCGGTTTGTGCCCGACAGACTTTATTTCAAAGACGGGAAAGTTAAAATCGTCGAGTTTAAAGCGCCCAGGTGTAAGCCTACTAAGGCTCAACGTATCGTGCACGGGATGCTCAACAATCACGGGTTTACCGTCCATATTATCGATAACATAGATGAAGGAAAACTATTATTCACAGAAAAGGATAAAGGCGAGAAAGATATGACATGTTCGCATGGGGGGAAGCTGTAAAAGGCGTTACAGATTTAGTTGGGCAATTTGTTGAAGACAAAGATCAAGCAAATGCCTTAGAGAACCAGATCAAAAATAAATTATTATCAGTAGAGCAAGAAGTCATAAAAGCTCAGTCAGCCGCAGTGGTGGCGGAAGCGAAGAGTTCCAGCTTCATAGCAAAAAACTGGCGACCAATTATGATGTTGACATTCGTCGCGATTATTGCTAATAATTATATATTGTTTCCGTACATAACATTGTTCGGAGGCACAGCGATAGCCCTTGACATCCCACCTGACATGTGGGGGCTTCTTAAAATAGGTGTAGGTGGGTACATCGTAGGCCGCAGTGGTGAAAAAATGGTTAAGAGCTACTCGGAGAATAGAAACTAAAATGACAGGAGACGCGAGTCCCCCGGGTAATATTGGTTTGATCACCTTTATTAGTTACCGGACAAAATCTCGTTGCCTCCCAGAGCGGAGTAGTTTGCAGGGTGGGTAGTGCCCATTCGAAAACACCTGTCATGGGGGAGTACACTACTCCCCCAAAATTATTTATAATCTTAACAGGAGAACAAGGCGATGGAACCGGTAACAATATCAGCGCAAAACTTAGCAAAGTTTCAAGGTTTGGAAGATCGGATTGACGCGGCGGTTGAAACAATGAACCAAGCTGTATCAACTCTCATTGACATCCGTGCGAAAGTCTACGCAGAATCCCGTGAGCATTTCGAAAACGTTCTTAAAGAACATGGTGTACCGGAAGCGGACTTCACCTTGGAATGGAGCGTGGACAAAGACACGGGTATTCTGTCTATTGTAGAGCAGGAACCGGAAGCACCGGAAGAACAAAAATGGGTAGACCCAAAAGATTACCCAACGGAGCACGGTGAAAATCCGGAAGTTGAGTCGCTTATAAACGATACACGGAAAACGGAACTGTTGGACAACGACGAGCCGCCAGAAGAACCCGTAGCGGCTTAGGAGACAGGATGTCAAGGCGAACGATGGCAGACATGCACAAATACCAGTGGACTATGATCGACTGGGTACTGAACAACCCCAAGTGCGCTCTATGGGCGGGCGTGGGGCTAGGCAAGACTGTTGTCGCACTCTCCGCAATCAACACCCTGTTGTTGCGTAAGACCATCAACAAAGTTCTAATCGTTGCACCTTTGAGGGTCGCCACTAACGTGTGGCCCTCAGAGATCAACGCTTGGGAGCATCTTAAGCACTTACGTTCCGCTCTTATTCGTGGGACGCCAGCGCAACGCAAAGAACAACTCAACTCCAGTGCAGAAATTCATCTTATTAACAAAGAACTTCTACCGTGGTTGATCGACGAATGTTCTGATCGGAACGAATGGCCTTATGACCTTACCGTTCTCGATGACTCGTCTGCGCGCAATTCCAAAACAAAACGTTTCAAATCTCTTCGTATGGTCAGGCCGCACATGCCCCGTCTTGTCGAGTTGAACGCCACACCCGCACCCAATGGACTGCTTAACTTGTGGGGACCGATGTTCCTTATCGACGGTGGAGAACGACTGGGCCGGACAATGACTTCTTATAAGAGAGCATATTTCGATGCCGATTATATGGGGTTCAATTTCACCTTAAAGCCGGGAGCGAGTGATGACATTTACACAGCGGTGCAGGACAGGTGCTTATCCCTTACTAGTAACGATCATTTGGATTTACCCCCTTGCAACCATAACATTATTCCTCTGGTAATGGAGCCCGGTGTAAAAGAACAATACAAAGAACTCGAACGAGAATTTGTATTAGAACTTGAAACTGGGTTAATCACTGCATCACAGGCGGCGGTGTTGAGCAACAAGTTGATCCAATTTTGTAGTGGGGCGGTTTACACCGAGCCTGATATATGGACTACCGTTCATAACCAAAAGATGGAAGCACTCAAGGAACTGGTTGACGAAATGGCGGGACAGCCATTGCTCATTGCTTATAACTATAGGCATGAGTTAGATCGTCTCCGTTCCGAGTTCCCCAGTGGCCGTGTCCTAGACACGAAGCAAGACGAAGATGATTGGAACGCGGGCTCTGTCCCACTGATGTTCGTTCATCCACAATCTTGCGGCCACGGGTTAAATTTGCAATATGGGGGTTGCAATTTGGTTTGGTATAGTTTAACGTGGAACCTTGAACTGTTCGATCAGTTGATTGGACGGCTCGACAGGCAGGGGCAGACGAAACCTGTATTTGTTCACATGTTTATTTTTGATGACACGATTGAAGCATTAATGGTACGAAGATTGCAGGATAAGTCAGTGACGCAGGACGAATTATTAACTGCTATGAAAGAGGAACACAAATTTAAACTGAACCCGGAGTTACTGGCAACACAACCTTTCATATAGGAAAATAAAAATGCCTATCAAACAAGTAATCCATAACAAAGACACAAGCGTACCGGTAAAAATCTGGACTGATGATCTTGACGACAAAACGTTAGCACAACTCCAAAATCTCACTACCTTACCTTTTGTCCACAAGCATGTTGCCGTTATGCCAGACGCCCATCTGGGTATCGGGTGTACCATTGGGACTGTCTTGCCTACTTACAAAGCGATCATCCCGGCGGCGGTGGGAGTTGACATTGGTTGTGGTATGTCCGCAATCAAAACGAACCTCCATGCTAACGATCTGCCGGAGTCAATGACGGAAATTCGTCAGAAGATTGAACGCGCTGTACCAACCGGTTTCCGCGGTCATACCGAGGATTTGGAACTGGACTTCGAACACAACCTGATGCAGTTCGCTAACAGACGTTTCGATCCGATGGCGTTGTTCGCATCACAATCTGTTGTCAATTATTTCTTCAAACAAAATGACCCGGAAGAAGTTTTCGAGATTAAAGCTAAGAACTGGAGAGCACAACTTGGTTCGCTGGGCGGGGGCAATCACTTTATTGAGATTTGTTTAGACGAGAACGATGATGTCTGGGTAATGATCCACAGTGGTTCCCGCGGTGTGGGGAATACCATTGGGCGTACGTTCATCCAACGGGCGAAGGAAGATATGATCAAACATCATATCACCAACTTGCCTGATGTTGACCTGTCGTACCTGTCAGAAGGAACTGACAACTATGACGAGTATATCGAGGCTGTCAGTTGGGCTCAGGAGTACGCAAAATTGAACAGACGGGTGATGCTAACCCTCATATTCAAAGAACTGGCGCACTTCTTCCCAACGGTTGCTGTCAAGGATGGTGCGTTCGATTGCCATCATAACTATGTCACGATGGAGAATCATTATGGAAAAAACGTATGGGTTACGCGTAAAGGCGCAATTCGTGCCCGGGAAAACGACATGGGGGTCATACCCGGTTCAATGGGGGCCCAGTCGTTTATCGTACGAGGGAAGGGGAATCCGGAGGCGTTTCACTCTTGTTCCCATGGAGCAGGTCGTAAAATGTCTAGACGGGAAGCAATGCGCCTGTTTACTCTGGAAGACGTTCGGGATCAAGTAGGTGACGTCAATATGGACCTCAGAAAAGGTTTCATCGACGAAGCCCCGGGCTCGTATAAAGATATTGCCACCGTGATGGAGAATCAGGACGATTTGGTATCAATTGTGCATACATTAAAACAGATTGTTAATATCAAGGGGGACTGATGAAAACATTTATATTTACTTTGCTGGGTCTTGCTATTGTGGTCCCGGCGTATTTTCTTATTGACATGCAACGCAACCCCGGGCCCACTATGGCCGTGGAGGCCGACGAAGGTTTTAAGTGTAAAGTGCTTTACAAATACCCGAAAGTGTGGCAATGTAGACATGAAAACGGATCGAACTTTTTGGTCGATCTGTACCTCACTCACAACGGCGTCGCCGTTATAGGAGAACAAGGCAATGGAAGACTACAAGAAGTTCCCAAAGATCGCTAGGCTAAACAAGCCTATCGTAATCACTGAAAAACTCGATGGTACAAATGCCCAAGTCGTAATCGGCGAGGATATGTCCGTTCGTGCGGGTAGCAAGAACCGTTGGCTCACCCCCGGCAAAGAGGACAACTACGGCTTCGCCGCGTGGGTTGAAGAAAACGAAGAGCAGTTGAAAGAACTCGGACCCGGGAACCACTGGGGGGAATGGTGGGGAGAAGGGATTCAACGGAACTATGGTATGGAACGTAAAGTTTTCAGTCTGTTTAACACGGACAAATGGCTTGACGATGTTATGCGTCCAGACTGTTGTGATGTTGTACCGGTGCTGTGGACTTGTGAAGAATTTAGTTCAACTATCATCTGGCGCGCAATGGAAGATTTGCAGTTACGTGGCAGTGAAGCGGCTCGGAAGTATAGCATCGATTTTGCATCTCCAGAGGGTGTAGTGGTATTCCACACTGCCGCGAACTTGTGCTTCAAAGTTCCCTTCGAAGAAACTCACAAGTACGAGAAGAAACAGAAGAACAAAAGTACGCACAAAGGTAACAAAGGCGACCGCAGAGTCAAGTTTGATGTGCTCGGGATGCCACAAGCGGGAGACCCGGGTAAGGCTCCCATTGATCGAAGAGCAAAAGAACACGTTTATTAATCGCCGCTAGATAGCTGACCGTAAGTCGTAAGCGCAGGTCTGGGATACGAGGCGGCGAGGGGCTGGCCCTTTGCATAGGAAAAGGGACGTTGTGTGGTTCCGTATAATCAGATTACACAAAGCGAAATCCAGCCCACAAAATACCCCAGTCTCCGGGGGCTTGCTAAAAACCGCGGGCGGGCGGGTCGGAGACACTAACCCAAAAGAGGCCAATGTCTAGCGGGGGTCCACAACAGCCCCCGCGGCCTTTAACCTTTAGGAGGAAACATGAACGAGACAATTGTAGCGGCATACGTTTTATTACATGTAGTATTCTCACCCCTTACCCCCGGTATGGACACCAGACTGGTGACCCACAAGGCGAAGATTATCGGGGAATCGTCTAACCTTAAACAGTGCCAAGCTAAAGAGCAAGGTATGGTTATGTCTGAAAATTATGACCCGGCCACCAATACGTTCGGCTGTGTTATGATTGTCCACCCCACGCAGGAACAAAACATGCGTGACAAACATCATAAAGAGGAAGGCTCACACCATGATCATTAGAACCAAAAATTCTGTCTACGAAGTCGAGACGACCGAAAACGAGGACGGCAACCAATTCAAGATCACCAAGACCGAATCATTCAACCCGTTGTCAGTGTTCAACGAAGTGGGCCAAGTCCGCTACGCTACTCACATGGTGTTAGGCGTGGGACTGGGGGCCGTGTTCAGCGGCTGTGAGGTTACATCACTGACACCGTTGGGGATGTGGCACACTAGTGTTGTGGAGGCTATTGAGATATGAACATGAGAAAAGTAACAATCAAAGTTGACATGGATGTCGTACGCGGGCTCCGGGATCGCATGAAGCTCATGGGTTGGTCAACCTGTGAAACGGCTGAATGCGCGAAGATGGTAATGAGCGACGCTGACGACGCCGTCCTTGATATGGTAAAGGAATTCATGGACGATTTTATTCAAGCTGATATTTCACAAGGGGACAAGAAATGCGGATGTTAAATGATTACACACGCTGGTTTAAAATCTTCGCAGAGATGTACAAAGAAGATATAATTCTTGACAAAGATTTCCCCATTGGGGGGAAAATATTTGTTACATTCCTAATACCGCTGGTCATACTCGGTGTGTTGGCTATCCTGTTCATGTTGATACCCAAAATCACAATAGTAATGTTGTCCACGCTGATTGTATTTGTGTGGTATGTATACTCCGAACAGGAGAAAGCGGAGAATAAAGATGAATGACAAAGAACTTGCTGAAAAAGTTGCTGAGAAGTTGGGGTGGTTATCTACAGGGCAAACAGGGTGGTATGTACCAGAAGAAATGCTGGATTGGGATTACCCGGTAGATTGCATTATTCACGGCAGGGCTGTGTTTACATGGTCCACATTCGGCCTGATGGTTGAAGATGCTGAGAGGAGAGGGTGGAGGCTTAAGATCAACAGAGGATGGATTAGTTTTTACAAGCCAGCGATGTTTAATCAGAATGAAACTGATCCGCTTGAGTGGGATGCCACCGTCAAAGCCTGTGCCTTAGCATACGTGGAGATACCAGATAAAACAAAGCCCGATGATGGCCCACGCAATATAGGCCAGTTTCACCGTAATGAAGGGGATATACCAGATGTCGATTGAATTATATGTCTTTCTGTGGGCTTTTAAGCTCATGTTATTCATACCAGACGCCCCGGGGTACACCCCTGTGGCCGTGTTCGAGACCGCGCAGGAATGTCAGGCCAACAAGTCGGAAGATGTTGACGACCTGTGCGCTCGGCACATTTACTTTATTAATGAGGAGCAAACGAAATGAATTTAGAAAAAACTTTATCTCTACACAAGGATTGGTTAAATGACAACACCGGTGGGCGAAGATGCAACCTGCAAGAGGCCTACCTGCAAGAGGCCTACCTGCAAGAGGCCAACCTGCAGGGGGCCAACCTGCGAGGGGCCAACCTGCGAGGGGCCAACCTGCAAGAGGCCTACCTGCAAGAGGCCTACCTGCAAGAGGCCAACCTGCAAGAGGCCTACCTGTGGGGGGCCAACCTGCAGGGGGCCAACCTGCAAGAGGCCAACCTGCAGGGGGCCAACCTGCGAGGGGCCAACCTGCAAGAGGCCAACCTGCGGGGGGCCAACCTGCAAGAGGCCAACATGCGGGGGGCCAACCTGCAAGAGGCCAACCTGCGGGGGGCCAAAAATTACACCCCT